TTGATGTATAAATCTTCTAAGTATTCGGTTTTTTCTAAACCATTTAATTTTTTAATTTTGTTGGAGTAATCTTTTCTACGATTCCACATATGCTTTTTTAAAGCAATATAAAAGAAATCATTTACTCTATCCTCATTTACAGATTCAAGCAAAGTATTTCTGATTTCACTATGTATAAATTCTTTTAAGTTCATTATCTACCCTTATATGGAAATTTAGCGTTTAAATATTCTTGGCGTTTTGAACACCCACAATCAGCTTTACCTAATTTATGAGCAATCTTCTCAGCAAGTACATCTAACTTAGTAGCTGATGTTACCTTCTTTATTGTATCTCCTAAACCTTTAGATTTTGCCATTGTTATCCTTCTATCCTTAAACGTAAACCTTCTTTTACTAACGCTTTATAAATACCCTTTATTAAAACTTCATCATTGGATTCTTTAACTAAACATTGTCCTGAGTTGTGAACTATACTAGCTATAGAACAACCCTGCATATAAGGATAATTCAAATATCTTTGTATGCACCTAACAACGTGTTCAAAAGAATTCACATCATCATTTAATATAAATAGTTTCATATATTAAAAACTGATTCGAAGATTCTAATTGTTGGTACTAATTCATCCAAATCACATACTTTAGCCTCTAAAGGCCTTCCTGTTACATCCATAACATATACTATCCAACCACTAACGGATTTCACTTCCGGTGATATTTGTTTTGCTAATATTTTCATTCATAATCTCCAAACTTTGTTTTTGTAACTTTACAATAACTGCACATTTTTCATAATGTTCAATCTCTGTAAAGTAGTTGAGAAGTAAATCTAAAAATTGATTTCTCATTTCCAAACTAAACTCATCAGTCCATTTAAAATCCTTTTTTGTAAGGATATTATAGGCTTGTATCATTACTTTCTTCTCGTAGTTCATTTGATTATAAATATAGTTTTAAAATTAGTGAATTATCTTTTGTACATATTTTTGTACTTCTACATCAATATGTTCTCTAACTAAGTGAGTTTTGATTCTCACATCAGGATATTTTGATTTCAATTTATCTACTGCTTTGATGTTCTTTGATGAATCATCCATAAACGCAATATCAGTATATCCTTTCTTAATATGTTTCTCAATCCAATCTGATTTATCTTTTGGATTGTTACTACCTAATGCTACAACATACACTTCCATTCCAAATTCATCTTTAAAGAACTTTCTAATTGGATATGCAAGTTTTCTTGCGGTAAGTATTGTAACCTTCTTATTTGCATTATCCAACATTCTTTGTAGAAGTTTAAAATTCTTTTGGATTACCTTTGGGTTATTTAGTAATTTATTGAAATCTCTAAAATCAAACACATCGGATGATTTAGAATTATATTTTGCGTATTGAGCAGGGTCTAACTTACTCTCAGAACCATCCTTATGTTTTACATATATAAATGCATCTGATTTAGCAAGAGTATCATCAAAATCAAATACTCTGAGGATTCTACCACCTTCATTGATAATACCTTCACCCAATCCACCCTTATCATGTTTGGAAAACTTACTTAGTTTATCAAACGCTCTGAATGATTTAAGTTTCATAACTTTTTTTATTCTCATATCATCTAATTGCTTGTATCTCATATGATTCTTTACAATATAGAAAACATTAGCGGTGTTACCACCTACTGATTTAATCCAATCTCTATATTGTGATACTAAAGATGCCGATACCTTTTCGTGTCCAAAGTGTGTAATGTGTCCTTTCTTTGGATGAATACCAGCAGTTTCATCTTTTCCTATATCGTGAAACATAGCAGCAATCGCTATATCAATATCATCTTCTTTTATTGAACGATTTACAACCACTATTGTATGTTTTAGAACATTACCTTCTGGATGTTTATCTAATCGTTGTCCGAAGTTTTTTAGATTATAAACTCTCTTTTGTAAATCCGATGGCATCTTTTTAAATAGTGATTTGAAATCTGTGATTCCTAAATCTTTTAGATTTTCATCAATATTAGGTTCATTATCATATCCACATTCGTGGCAAATATATAAATCATCACCACCATCTTTTATTTCCCAACTATGATTACAATTATCACACTCAATTTTATCACCTACGATAGCTTCACTTAAAAAGTTTTCTTTTTCTTTATTTTTAATCCACATACCGATTTCAGGTCCTTTGATATCTTTAGGTACATCGTTTCCACCAACTGATAATTTAAAGTTTACAAACTTCTTCATATCGTTACCAATAATACTTCCGAATTTAATGATTTGTTCATCAGATAACGAAGTTTTTGTTTGAGCTTTTTTGTAAACTAATATTTCTTCAGGTTTGAATTGTTGTAGTGATACTAAAAATACAATATTGTTTCTTTCATCATTTGAGTAAGTTAACTTATTTAAAGTTTTTGATAAGTAACTTGGTGGATTCTTTCTAAGAATCGAAGATAAGAACAAAATGTAATCATTATCATTTATGTATGGTTTGGTTACTTTAAGATTTGGAAGTATAAGTTTGGTAAATCCAATCTTATCGTTCATTTCCATATATTTTTGTGGGTTCTTAGCCGATTTAAGTGATTTTACGAACTCATCTCTAATTCTCTCTGAACTGACACCTTTAAGTGTTGGGTCTTTCTGTAGAGATGATAATAAATCCTTATCGAATGTACCACCTAACCTCGCTTGAAATCTAAGAGCTCTGAGTTTTCTTAATGGGTCCTCTTCAAATCTTTCTTCTGCTTTACCAACAGTTCTGATTTTCTTCTTTTTCAAATCAGCGATACCACCAACTAAATCTACGATTTCTTTTTTATCTAAATCATAGAATAAAGCGTTAACTGTCAAATCTCTTCTTCGTACATCACCTTCGATATCTGTATAATCAACAGATGAAGGTCTCCTACCCTTACCAATATCTTTTCTAAATGTAGCTATTTCATTACCATTTACGATTACAACTCCGAATGATTTACCAACCTCAGCAGTTGAGAACTTATTATCCCTAGCTATTTTCAGAACCTCATCTGGTTTTGCATCAGTTGCCAAATCGAAATCTTTTGGATTAGAACCTAAGATTGCATCTCTTACTGCTCCACCTACTACATAGAGTTTGTATCCACTCTTTTTAAACGCTTTGTGTATTTTGAGAATATCCGATGGTATCTTCAACTGTAAGTTTGAAGATTCATTCAAATTGAACACTTTCTTTATAAAATCTACTTTTCTCATCATACCTTAATATACGAATTTTATTTGGATTTACCAAATTATTTTTGTTAAAATTTGTTAAATTATCTAGTCGTAGCTGTATGTAATACAAACAACACCATACCAGAAAATAACACTCCTAATGTAACCCTATCGTTTTGTGTTACTTTAGGTGATTTACAACATCCATCTGAAGCTGGTTTTGTAGAACCACATCCCACTAATAATGTACTAACTAATCCTAATACTATAAGTTTCTTCATTATTTTATCTTTCTATTAATTTTATGGTCTTTCCAAAACTTGTTGATTGTATCTTTTAAATCTTTATATAATTTTAATGCTTTTTTCTTTTCTTCAGGTGTTGTATAAGTCATAGCACCAACTGGTAAGAAATCTTTCATCATAGATGTTGGTATCTGATTATACTGAAGTGTTTCATCTATCTTATCAGGAAGTTCTTTGTAATCCTGCTTAGTCATCTTACTTGCCAACTTCTTAGCTACCTTTGGTTTGTTCTTAAACATATACCTTTGTTGAGCTTTTGAATCGAACTTTTCGTTTAGTATGTCTTTTAGTTTTATCGCCATGGTAACATTGTCATCCCAACTTTATTTAATAAAAACTCTACAATAACTACAAACAATATTCCACCACCGATTTGCCAAGCCCACCATTTCCAACCTTCTAATCCTAATGCCCATTTACGGATAGATGATTTTTCTGCTTTATCGTATAAACCAGATTTTTCACCGATTTTGGTAGCCCAATAGTTTGGGTCTATTATATCTTTTAATTTTTTTAATAACTTAATCATATCTCAACCTTCTGATTCTGAGTTTTGAAATCTTTCTTTCTCATTACTGTTTTAGCTATCACTTTGTTAGCTTGTTTCATAAAAGGTATATTGATATTAGTTCTATCATCTGATGCTACAACCTGATTGTATTTATCTAAGAATGATAAAAACTCTTTTTTCTTTTTAGCCAATCTTTTAAAGAATCCTATAAGTTCAGCTGATGATATCTCTTTATCATTTCTCGGGTCATTCAACCTATCAAAGAAATGTTTATCGGTGATTACTACATCAACAGGATTAAGTTTTTTATCTGCAAACTTATCTATCTTCTGTAAATCAGCCATTGGTATTTCTGATAATGGTTCTCTGATAGTTGGTGATGGGTGATACTTATCGATACATCTACCATCCAATGTAGTTGCGTTTTTACATTTGTTACCAAACATATCAAAGTAGATTTCATTTTTCTTTTTATATCCACTTCCATATGGTGCTGATTTACCATCGTGATTTGGTGCTACATTCTCTCTTTTCTTTTTACCAGCACAATGTGCTTTCTGAGAAAATCCTTTTGGATTGTTACAATCAATACTTTTTTTGTAGTTGTTACTCCACCCTTCGGTTTTAGGAATTAATCTAAATTTTAGAAGTGGTTTATTATTGATTGTGATATCACCTTTTTCGTTCTTACCGATTGATTTAACAACGATTCTTTTGTTTTTGAACTTACCACCCAATACAGTATCACCTACCTTAATAGGAACTGTTATGTTCTCACCCAATGATTTAGCTACTGAGTTATATAGTTCGATTGCTTCATCTTTTTTAAGATGTATTGTATATGTAGGTATTTCTACATCTTTACCAAATTTGTAAATTGCGGCTGCCCAACGATGATGCCCATCTATTATGTAATTATCCTTAGATATGATTAAAGGTTTCATATCAGTAGGTTTACTATATTTCGCAGCTACTCCCTTTACTTTGGATTTGATTAGTTCTTTTTGAGATTGTTTGAGATTTACGGCAAGAGACATACCCTTTGTAACCTTAGCTTTACGCTTAGTCATACCGAGTGCCTTACCCAAATTTTGAGTATTCACTTGAGGCATATCTTTTCTGCTATACAAAGGCATATACTTTTTCTCCTTTTACTGAATTGTAATCTAAAATAGATACTCTTCTGTGAGATTTAGTTTGCGTAAACCCAATCATCAACATTCTACTTATCCAAAACTTTTTGGAGTGATTCAAATGTCATCGGGTGTTCCGAATCATTAACTTCTTCAAGGGATTCTACGACCCTTGCTATCTCTTCACGTACTATTTCTCTAATCTTATCCTTACTTTCATCAGTTATGGTCTTTCCACCATATTTCTTCTCTAAAAGAATCATTAATTTCTCTATCTTTTCCATTAATATCCTCTTTGATTAAATGTAGCCACTTGGACTAATTTAGTTCTTCTTTGTTGTTCCAATTTGAATTGACGTAATCCTTCATTCATATCTTTTTCATATAAAGATTTGTTCTGAGGATTTGAAATCCAATCTTTCCAACCATATTGTCTAATACTATTCATATATGAATAAATATGGAGTTATAAAGAATAAAGTTATTTTTGGCGTTTTCCTTTGTGAGAGTCGATTCTGTCTAATATTTCATTAAGTAGTTCATTCTTAATGAATCCCGCCATAGAAGCGTTCTTTAACGCTGATGCCATTTGGAATACCATAAATGGCGCTATAATTGTTTCAGATAACCATGCCGTACCCTGAAACCCTAATTCGATTGATAGTATAACAGTTAGTATTACTACCCACGCAAACATATTTTTCAAAACTTTGAGAGCTTTGTAGGTTTTAAACCCCTCTCTTTTTATACCTGCGATGATTCCGAAAAACCCATCTAATAACAGAACTAACATTACTGCCATATATTGTTCTGCGTTACCCATTGTTACTTCCATCAGATAAGCCCCAATAAAAGCACATGCTGAAGATAAGCCCATACCTACCATTAGGTAAGTGTTTTTCAATACCATCATATTATTTTCCATAATTTAAAAACTCAGTTTATTTTGCGAACTTCTCTATTCCCGCAATTCCGAAACAGCCCAATGTAATCCAAACGAATGAATTGTATATGAACTCATTAATTACTAAATCTTTTCCAAAGTAACCCGTAGTTAAGTCTACTACTGCGAATAAGGTCATTACTGCGAAAGACATGAACCCAATTACGTTTTTTTCGTTAATGTTGTTATCATCCTTAAAAATATTCTTAAATGCCATCCATTTTCTCCCGATATATTTAAACATAATGTAACTCCTTTTTATAATGATAAATATGGTGAATATTAGAATCCACTCAAAATTATCTCATCAATTTTTTCTTGAACTTCTTCTCTAGTCGCTGCCATCTTAAAACTCAAATCAGCTTGATACCGTTTCTTCTCTTCATCGTACTGAAGAATTAGTACAGTAGGTACAACTACTACTTTCCATTTTTGTTGTAACTTTGGTTTTTTTGCAATATCAATGTGTTCTATCTCACAATCTTCCAACTCATCAACCCAAGTAACATCGTTAGCTTCATTCCAACCAGCATTAAAATGTAATACTACTACTTGCGCTCCTAATAAGTTACTAAGTAGTATGAATGGTATTAATAAAAACTTTTTCATATAAACCCCTTTTATCGTAGTTTGTCTATTTTTTCTTCGATACGTTTAATATCTTCCTTTAATTCACCAACATCCTCCTGAGTAGTCATAATTGTTTGTCTAATCAACTGGTCTTTCATATCGTATTCCATACGAGTAACATCTGGTGGTAGTGGAGCGGGTAACTCTTTTGCTTCCTCTATATCCGCTTGTAGAGCGAACCACATACCAACTACTGTTGCAACTCCTACCAAAATCAAGCCTATTGTTTTAAGGTCTAACGTAATTTTAGTTTCTTCACTTAACTGTTTTGCCATTTTTTACCCCTTATAATATAATGAAGTTTATACCCATTGAGAAATCGTACCAACTACGATTCCAGTATTTGTGGTATTTACCTTCCGTAAATATTCCTAATGATTTTGTAAATCTATATCCAAAAATTAATCCTCCTGAATAATCTATCCAATTTCCACCATTATACTTATGATAACTATATTGGTCATCACTTTTTATATGGTATGGCATTACATTTGCCCAAGAGTGTAACCAAAAATCTTTAGTATATTTGTAATAATCAAATCCAACGACAAAAGAGTATTCTAATTTAGATGGGAGTAATTCTCTTTCTCTATCCACATAATCAGATAGAACCTGAGGAATTACAACTGCTTCCCACACTTCTGTTGAGTTTGCTACAACATTACCATTTGGGTCTAAATATTGAATATTATCTACATCACTAAAATCTACCCCATAACCCATTTCATTAATTGCTAAGTTAGTAAAATGAATATCACCAGTTTGTAATATCCAATCTGCTAAAGGGTCGAATCCATATGGTTCTGAAATTCTTTGAACTAATCCAGCGTTTACAGAAAACTTTCTATTGAATTTATATCTGTATCTCTGAGATGCTTCGAAGTAATTAATATCTGCAAGTTGGTCTTGTAGATATTCAACCTTAACCACATACCAATCACCTATATATCTAAGGAAGTGGTCTTGGCTAAGGAATGTTTTACCTTGCTGCCTTCTAAAATCCCATTCAAATAGATACTCAAATCCTTTTGATTTACTACCGATAGTAGCTGCATCTGAGAATGAGTTTTCAGTACCATTTTTAAATCTATTTTGAATATTTGGTTCGTATCCAAATCTTTGAATTTTTCTAATACCAAATACTGCTGAGTAATCATATGGAGTTGATGTTCTTGTAGTTGTCAACCCATCTGTTACTGAATATGTTGTTACATCTGAAATTGAGTTAGCCCCATTGTAAGCCGCATAAAAAGTAGAGAACTTAAACTCTCTTTTTAATTTCTTCTTAAATTCAGATGGTTTTTTAACTTCTTTCTTTTCTTTTACAACCGGCGTTATTGAATCCTGCCCTTGCATAACAAAAGGTATAAAACATAATAAAAATATTAATTTTTTCATCTCTACCTATCCTCTTTTATAATTTTTTTATTGTAAATGTTTCCATCATACTCTATTCTAAGTAAGTAAACAGCGTTTGGATAATTTGATATATCAACTTCTTCTCTCTTTACTCCTTCACCACTTTGTAGTAATCTACCAGTCAAATCAAATAACATATAACTTACATCTCTTAATGAAGTATTAATAGTTATTTTATCATTTGTTGGATTAGGATAAACTGCAATCTTACTTCCACCTAATTCACTAATATCTAATGGATATCCATCTTCACAATAGTTGTATAATTCCTGGCAATCTGAATCCCATTCTGTATCACAACAATATGTATCTACATCAATTACCCAAGCGTAACAAGGATTGTTTAACCAATATGGATTTCCTGGTCCACCAATACAACCCGCATCATATAAACAAGCAGTTGAATCTGATACGTTTGCGTTCGGGTCATAGTTATAAGCCGATACATCCGTACATCCAACCACTGCCGTAATACAACTTCCGTTATCAACATTTGCATTCGGGTCATAGTTTACCGATGTTGAATCAGTACAACCATACACAATCGGAATACAAGGATTCGATAAATCAGTTGCGGATACTTGATTCACATTTGCGGCAGGGTCGTAATTAAACGAATTCGGGTCCATACATCCATATACAAATGGTACACAACTTCCGTTATCTACGTTTGCATTAGGGTCATAATTAAATGATGTTGAATCCATACACCCATATACAATAGGAATACAAGGATTTGTGAAATCTGTTGCTGATGTTTGGTTTGTATTTGCTGATGGGTCGTAGTTCAACGATTGTGGGTCCATACATCCGTAGATGAAAGGAATACACGAACCATCATCAGTATTTGCTAATGGGTCGTAATTAAACATTGTTGAATCCATACAACCATACACTCTTGCGATACACGAACCATCATCAGTATTTGCCGTTGAATCGTAGTTGAATGCCGTTGGGTCTGTACAACCATATATAATAGGTACACAACTACCATCATCTGTATTAGCGTTAGGGTCATAGTTGAATGAGGTAGGGTCTGTACAACCATAGATAAATGGAATACAAGTACCTGGCGTATTTGCCGTAGAATCATAATTCCACATTGTATCATCCATACAACCTACGATTACAGGAACACAACTACCATCATCGACTGTTGCGTTAGGGTTGTAGTTGAATGCTAATGGATTCATACATCCTTCAATGTAAGGAATACAAGGATTATTTGGGTCCTCTGTATTTGCGTCTGGATTATAGTTTAGAGCCGTTGGGTCTGTACAACCTAAAACAATAGGAATACAAGAATCACCACAATAAGGTTCACCTACCCACCTTTCATAGAAAGGTGCTTCAAATGGTTGTAATGCACCTGCTCCGTTATTAGAGAATGGGTTTTGCCCCCATGCTAATAGAACAACACTATCTGAATTTTCTAATGTAAATGAGTTCTGTAAAGTTTGGAACTCTACTTGTTGAGGTGATTGTTGTGGTGCTGCAACTTCAAAGTAATAAACTTCTACAGTTTTATCTGTTTCCAATTGGAATTGGAACGTTTGTTCGTAGTTACCTGGTCCCATAGTGAATACTCCAACAGGAACACCATCTTGAGCAACACCTAACCAAGAATTACCCCAACCATCTCCACCACCATCTTCGATAGTTAATGTGTAATCACATACAGGAACGATTGATTGTTTAGTTGCATTTGAATCATAATTTATTGAGTTTGTATCCATACATCCAAAAATATGAGGTGTAGCACAACTACCATCATCTATATTTGCATTTGGATTATATTCTTGATATAATGGGTCTGTACATCCTAATACATCAGGAATAACAGGACACGCAGTTGCCATTTGGTTTCCTGAGTAAAGTGTAGTTCCGAAGTTTGGATTAGTCATTTCCCAAATAGTATCACCAGAACAATCTTTTATAACGATAGCGCCTGGTCCTGATTGTGCAGTTCCACCCATACCATCACCATAGGTATCATTTACAACAAGTTCGAACCCTGCTGTTTGAGATACACAAAAATCATAAGTATAAGTTTGTCCAAAATCAGAATAATCATATTCACCAACAGGAACTGAAACGTTACCAGCTGGCGTATTTGTAGTCATTATCCACGAAGTTTCACCTGGCCAATTATCTAATGTGATTTCCATTGTAATTGGATATTCAGTTGCTGGGTCGCAAAGAGTTGTACTACAACTTCCATCATCCTCAGTAGCCCAAGGGTTGAATGCAGTTTCATTTGTATCCAAACACCCTTCTATACATGGTGTTGGTGTATATGTCATTGTATCTGATACTGAACCATCTGCATATTCTATATAAAGATAATGTTCACTACTCCAATTAGGTGGCATCTGCCCGTTTCCAGCTAACATTCCATAATTTGTAGCGCCAGGATTTACACCTTGTGTAAATGGCCCCCATCCTTCATCATTCCAAAAGATTACATTGACTGGGTCACACCATTCGTTTTCCCATTCCCATACTACTAATGCTTGTTCACCACTTAAACAAATCTGATATGTGGTTTCATTTAAGAAATTACAAACAGCAGGTGCACATGGGTCTAAAACAAAAGATGTATCATATTGAGTAAAACTACCCAACCCTGCTACATCTAAATCTAATATTGTACCTTGACATTCGTTTGATATCTTTAACCATGCCGTTGTGTTTGAATTGTTGTTTTGTGGTCCACCTTGCCATCCATCACCCCAATCATCTAATAATGATATATCGATAGTTCCTGAATCTGCTTCGATTATGGTTGACCATAGTTCGAAAGGATTTGATGGTTGATAGTTTACTAAGGTATCACCATTTTGTGTTAATAATGCGAATGATTCATCATCAGCGTATGCATCGAACTGCACCTCTAATTTGAACCAGCTATCTTGAGCCATTAAGAAGAAAGGCATCAAAAATAATAGACTTACTAAATACTTTTTCATAGAAAATTTTCCAAATACTGTTATACGTTAAACTTATTTTGATATAAATAGTAAAAATAAAATTAAAAATTCTAAATTACTACTTAATTTTACAACCCTACCAACATGTCTAATAGTTCGGGTTGTGGGAACATATCAAACTTATCTTTTCTAGTATTAGTATGAGTCCACATACCTTTTACTCTACCATAGTATGCATCTTCATTGAATTCAAATCCATCTGCACCTTTTTTCTTAACTTCTTCTACTAATCCTTTTCTTACATCGATACCATCTCTCTCTGCAATCCAAAGAATCCATAATCTTAAAGCTTCTATTTGTTTATCAGAATATCTATGCCAATCTTTAAACCCTCTGAATGGTTTTGGTAATGTAACGATTTGAGATTCATGTGCCGTAGTTCCAGCATATGTTTTACCATTCTTTAAGTATCCGAAATTATTTACTTCGATACCTACAGAATGTGTATGCATATGTTGTGAACCATTTTTCCCTAAGTGCCATCCATAATGTCCTTCAGGAAATGCTTGAACCATTTCACCATCGTAAGTTTCATCGTTACCTTTGATTGATTGACCACCTAAAACGAATTCAGTTGCTACTGCACCTCTACTATCTCTACCCCAATGGTCTACAGTTCTATATGGGTTTTGCCATCCTGCTGTATGGTGTAAGAAACAATATTCTTTTTTTGTGATTCCACTTTTATATTCACCTGGCGGTAAAAAGTGTCTATTGATTATTAATCCGTTATCAGTTGTATAAGTTTTTTCTGAATCATCAGTTGTTGCTAATCCCATACAATCCCAAGTTCCAGGCCCTACTAATCCATCAACTGTTAATCCATTTAGTTTTTGAAATTCCTTAACTGCAAACTCTGTACCTTTACCAAAGATACCATCAGCTGATATTCCTAAAAACTCTTGTAATGATTTGACTTCTGGTCCTTTTGAACCTACTTTTAATAACATAATTAACTCCGTTTTTTTATTCTATTCTAACTATAAATATTATATAGGATAAAAAACGAACTCCATCGGTACTACCCACTCTCTATCGAAGGGGTCTGATACTCTAATTTCTTGCTTTTTTTCGTCTGCCGATATAACTATCACCCTCTCTCCAACCGGCAGGCAGCCCCTGTGATTGTTGAAGGTTTTCTTCATTTTTGTTTTTATCATTTTTTTTGATTATTTTTTGTTTGCCACCATAGAGTTCATCGTACTCATCATAATCATCTACGAAATCACTCAATCTAATCTTGCCCATTTTAATCCTTATTTTGTGGGTTTAACTACGAATTATATTTAATTTACCTACTGCTCCTAAGAATTCTTCAGGAGTGTATTGTTTTCCTTTTTCATCTTTAATTTTAATTTCATCTAAAGTATCAGGATATTTGTGTACTAATCTTTCAAATATATCAAAACCTTGGTCTGCCCAAAAGTTTTTGAAAGAGGATTCACCCAAAATATTTGTTGAATATTGAACACCTTCATCGGTGTCATCTGGAAGTAAAATATAGTACATCATAACACTTATAAATACCTTAATCAACTGAAATCAATGTATGTTCATACGTTTTTACTCTTTGTATCTTTATACTAAGTATATCAAGTTCGAACTCACCTACCTCAATTTCATTAGACTCAAGTATGGCAGATAACCGTTGTATATTATCATAAGAACTTTGTGTAAATTTATTTCCATCAAAGCTTATTTTTATATCATTTGATACATTTTGATTTATTCTTTTACTCAAATCAAAATCAGTATCAGGTTGTTCTTTTTTGATATATTCATCAATTTTTTCTTGAGGTATATCGATATTAATATTATCACACCAAGGTTCTAATAACTCTAATAATCCTTCATTACCATTTTCAATTATAAACTGAGTATTATACTTTGGTGGTATTATTGGTTTCATTAATGAATCGTGTTGGCAATAATGTCCCCACTTTCTTAAAAAGTTACGAGTTGAACGTTGATTCTGAATCAACCACTCATCCGTTTCTCTATTTTTCATAAACACTTCACCATTTGGGTTTCGTTTTGCCCCATCTGCGAATCTACTACCTCTACAAGTCATATGATATACACAACCACCCCAAGTTTGAATAAACTTATATCCATTAAGTTGGAATCTGTTAAAAATATCAGTATCCTCTTTTGATTGTGGAGCAAATAATGGGTCATGCCCACCGATTGATGTGAAATCTTCTTTGAAGATAAACCACGGAGCAAATATCCCTTCGGTTTGTTTAGTTGCTTGATTCATCTGTACATCTTTGAACCACTCTAACATCTCTTCTTCTTTGAACTCTTCAGGTTCGATTCCGAAATCCATTAACATTTTCTCAGGCCCATCGGGATGAAGTGGTGGTTCGATTCTAGTCAATGATACCACACTTAGAGGTTTGATGTGTTTTATTACGAAATCCAATGCTTTTGGCATAAGATACATATCTGCGTGATAGATTCCTACAATCGGAGTATCTGCTATCTTTACTAATTCATCATATAGAATCGTATGTCCTAATCGTTTAGGCCCTTCGTTTCTAATTGCTTTGAAGTTTGGGTCTTTCTTCATCATCTCTTCACACCATTCCCAAGTTCCATCGTTACTGAAATCATCAGCAACACAAATGGTTGGTTCTGGTCCACCATTCTTTCTAATGGAATCATAAGACCACTTTAGGTATTTTAAATTGTTTCTACTCGGTTGAATGAAACTTATATCTTTTTTACTTATCATAACTTATGTATTTTTATTTTATTATCATTTGATAGTTGTTGTATTATATCACGTTCACTATTAAAATCATGTCCTAAATCATTAGCTGCTAATGGAACTTTTTCAAAATAATGGTAATCGTAACCATCTTCCCAAAATGTAAATCCATACATACTTATATTACTGAATTTAGATAGTAATAACATTAACATTACAAATCCAGCAGTTGGTTCTTGACCAGGAGTATATTTTGATACTTCCATTATAAATTGGGGATTTATAAAGAACAAATTATGTTTGTTTACGTTATTAAAAACACCTAACATAAATTCTTCAACATTCCAAGTCTTACATATGATATCTTGAGCTGGAAGTGTTGGTAGGAATTTTGAGTTTGCTGATGGGTTTCTTTCTACTTTGGTTGTACCACCAAAACAATGCCCATTCACCAATCTAATAGTTGTTTTACTACCTACATAGTTCTCATAACCATCTGTTGGTGCGTGGTTGAATCGAACAACAACATCATAATCATCTATTTCAACACCCCACTCTTTTGTTTTCATTAATCCACTATTACCAACTAAACATACTTTTGATGTAGATGGTAGGTTAAACATCTCAGGATATGTAGATGTTAAAAATGGATTAAGTGTAGTATTATTAATATCTATTTTCATCTTTTCAAATCCCCTCTTAATTTCATCAGAGCTGGTTTTTCTGATTCTAACACATACTTTTCAGAAGTACCCATAGCTTGTTTAACTTGTTCGATATATTTTAGTATGTATTGAACACCTTGCAATTCCAATGAACCCGGATGGTCTGTACCTTTCATACTTCTACTTAATGTATAATGTCTTTCAATAATACGAGAACCCATCATATATGCCGCAATATCAGGAGCAACACCGCCGTGATGTCCACTAAACCCAACACTATTTACAATACCCTCATATCGTTTTTGATACATTGGAATTACATTCAGATTTAGTTCATTTTCTGGAGTAGGATATGTGCTGGTACATTGTAATAAGTGTAACTCATCGTTGTTCTTTAGTATTTCAACTGCTCTATCAACATCATCAATATTTGACATTCCAGTACTTAGAATAGTTGGTAACTTAGTATCTGCTACTGCCCTAAGTAGTTCTAAATCAGCAGTACGTTGTGATGCAATCTTTAACCCAGTCGTACCAATTTCCTGTAAGAAATCTAAACTCGGTTTATCGGTAAACGAACTAATAAAATCAAATCCTGCTGATTCTACATAGTTTTTAAACTCAATAAAATCATCTTTAGATAACTCTAATGCCTTTCTGTGTTCATAGTATGTTCTACCAAATGAATTAGGATTATCATAAATCATTTCTTTTTGTTCATCTGATAAACATACATCTATATCACGTTTAGCCGTTTTGATACAAGAAACGGGAAGTCCTTTTAGACTATCCACCATCTTTTTTGCTATGTTAATATCACCTTGATGATTTTGTCCTATTTCTGCTATAAAATATACAGGATGTTGGTTGTTAATTTTCATAATAAATCTTTTTTATAGTGTATTTCTTTTCCATTTGTTATAACTCCACCTAAATAATAAGATACATCTCTATTACTTTGGAGTATTTCTTTATCTAATATCATCAAACCATTTTCAACACCATCAGTACCAAATCCTCGTACTTCTTTTAATTTGTGTTTAATCATAGTATCGATTCCATTATCAATATCTGATGTTTGATTTCCTGGACAATTAGCCATTAATGATACCACAATATCATATTCAATATCTAAATTATAATATCCATATCTAAGTATCGTTATAAGTTTATCTTCATCACGCGTTGCGTTTTTAGCTCTCCAAATAACCCCAATACCATTTTCATCACAATATGATTTAATAAACTTAGAATCCGTAATAACATACACCTCATCAACCATATTTGAATCAAGCATTGGTTGTACTGAATTCATAAACATAGGTACTTCATTTACCATATGAATATTTTTGTTTGGGAATCTATTCGAATTCTCTTTGGCCGCTACTAATCCTACAACTCTCATATATTTTTATTTATGTGTTCTATAAATTTGTGAAATTGTTCCATAGTTTTAATATCAGCTGTTAATGTATAATGACCTTCAGGATTTTTCCACTCTACATCACCATAATGGGCTGGAAGTCTATTGGATAGGTTATCGCAATTAATCAATTTACCATCAAAAATTTGGTTATGTCTTTCATATAATTTTTCAAAATGGGGAATTAATTTTTTTAAAGCAAATCGTTCACTCAACAATTCATCATATTTTTTCCCTTTATCTTTGAAATATTTGTAATTATTTATTGCTTTTTCAAGAGCAACACTAACTTTATCATAAGATTCAAAAGATATACTATTTGTATCATCTAAATAATCTTTTAGAGGACCTCTATGGTCTTTGAAATATACCACATCACACCCCGTAAGTAATGCTTCATGTACAACCCTACACCCACCTTCTGAATCAGAACCAATGTATAAAATCTTAGAATTATTATAAAACCAATTAATAGTTTTTGGAGAAACACCCAAATACCCCAACTCATCAGATAACCTAAGCATAGTTATATTTTTACGTTCTTCAACGTTAAATAATTTTTCGTATAATCTTACAATATCAACATCAGCGTTTTCTGTAGTTTCGTGGAGTGATGTAGGCATAACTAATAGACAGTTTGGATATATTTTTTTATCGTTTAACTCTCTAATAGCATGTAACAAACTAGGTACGTTTTTCCATTTAGCTACTCTACTTACTGTTATTATATCAAATGTTTTATCTTTAATATTTAAGTCTTTAAAATCATCTAATATAAAGTTTCTATCTAATAATTCTATATTTTGAGTATTACCATTATCAGGAAAAGTTATAGCATTTGGACTAGTAAATGCAAAATCAACAATCGGCGGCATTTGTATATTACCAAAATAAATTCCTTGATTCCATCCTAAGAAAAAGTATTTTTTCAAATCTTGAAGGGTAGGAAATGCGGTTTCCAATAAACCAGGCCATTCTTTGTGAGTAAACACAATGATTCCTTTGTTAGATTCAGTTGGATATTTAAAAATATGTGCCATTATATATAATTTTTACCCCACTTATCTTCACTCATCTGAATTCGTTGTGGGTGATTCTCAAAATAGTAATTAGTATAAGTGTATCTAGAACCAGATTGAATATTTAATCCTCTATGAATAAATGATGTATCAACAAATATTATAGTTCCCTTTTTACCAATTACTTTAAATGGTTCTATATTATTTTCTTTACAAAATTCATCAACTATAGAATCATCATATCTAGTTGCCTTTCCGATACCATCTCTCGTCTGTAAATCAAACTGATTAGATAGTGGTAAAAATGAAAACGGGCCTGATTCTTCAGATACATCTGTAAGATAAACAATTGTTTTGATTTGTTTACCTCTATTATCTCTGTGCCATCCACCACCACTATTGGTAGTTTGATTTGGATTATGTTGAACCTTACCCCCTAATACAAAATGGCTTACTATCGGATACCCAAAATATTCCGTACCAACATCTAATAAAAATTTATCATCTGCAAATTCTTTAGCAGTATCGTATTGGTTTTCCATTTTGAATACTCTAAAATCACCTGATGTTCCTTCCGTAGCTTGAGATTGTACTTTATCTTTATATGTTACTAAAGCATCTTCCATATGAGATACTGCTTTATCACACCAATCTGATGGGAAGTAATCTTCTATTACACAAATACCTACTTTATTTAAACTATCTAATATTTCTTTTTTCATATCTCTTCAATTCTTTTTGTTTTATCACAAATTAACAAATCATATGCTGGTTTATAACCAACACTTAAATGGTGATATTTACACCCCCACTTCGATAATTGTTCTTGTGTTACTTTAAACCAATTAAAACCAGTAACAGTTCCTCTAGCTGTCCAATAAGTTATTTCATGCCCCTCATCATATAACTTATTTATTTTAGCTATGTTCTCTTTACTAGGAACTGCATTTGGATACTCACGCTCTCCATCATAAAAACATATAGTTTCATCAATATCTACATAAATTTTCATAATGTATCGTAGTATTCGTTTTGCTTCTCTTGTCTTTCAATTTCTTTTGGGTGATACAACGCTAAATCTTCATCCATTGGTAAATGAGATATTGTTCTAAACCCATCTAATACTTCATGTACTTTGTTTTTCCAATTAATATCATCTGAGTTTTTGTAGATTCTGTATTGAAAATCAGGCCAATTTACCCAACCCTTCTCATCAACATTCCATCTCCACTTTTGGATATGTTCATCGGTTAATCCTTCAACTGTATTTACTCTTGGAACTAAGATAACATCCACATCGTTACCTTTTAAGATTTCAGGTAAATTTTCAATCAATACTTCGTTTGGAATCTCATCTGCATCAATCTGAAAAATGTAATCACCACTACAGAATGAATTTAGTTTGTTTTTCCAATCTGCGAAATGCCCATCAAACCCACTACCGAACCATTGGAATTCGGCGTTTATAGATTTTGCTCTTAGGAATTCTTCGATTTTTTTATCACCATTCTTATAATCGTATAGAACTACGATTTCATCTTCGTGTCTTTTGTGTTTCAAAAGGAATGGTATGAGTTTTTGTATTTCTACAAACTCATTACATACTGTTATTGCGTAACTTATTTTCATAATGTTTAAATAATACTACTAATATACAAAAAAATGTTCGAATAAACAAACATTTGTTATGATATTTTCATTCGTGTTCACTATCATAGTCAACGTGTTGATAATCAGTTAGTTACCCGATTCTCTTCTAGCTTCTTCCGCTTCTCTTCTTTCTCTAGCTTCTTCTTCTATCTGTTTTCTTCGTTCATCTCTATCTGCTACCTTATCAAACTTACCCCAATCATAGTTTACCGATTGGATTGATTTAATATCTAACAGATTAAATGTTCTATACCCACCCCTTAATTTCGCTTCAGTTTTAATTTCTTTTGTATAGAATGCTTTAGATGCTTCATTGATTTGAATCTTAGCCAAATCTAATCTTCTTACTTTAGAACCTTTTGATATAACCTCATTATAAGATTCAGCTAATTCTTGAAACTTTGCTGGTGGAATAGCATCTAATGATAATCCATGTAACTTACCTTCAGTTGTATTTGGCCATTTTGGTTGTAATACCAAAACTAAATACAATTTTTGACTAGTACCTTTCTTATATTTTATTTTAACAACCATACCCCTTTCCAATTTTGTTTTTGGAAGAGGTGTCGGGTCTGATGTTTTCCTTAAATGAGTATTATAAAATCCTGACATTATTTATCTACTTTCTTTAACTTAGGTAATTCTAACTTAGGTAACGTTGGTGTTTCACCTTTTTTCTTTAACTTAGGTAATTGCAATCCAACTTGAGTTGGTGATACTTTAGCAGAATCTGCATCTTTAAGTTGTTCACTTAATAAATCTCTCATATGTTCCCAAGTAAAGTTATCCTTAGTGTATTGCCTATGTTTTCTTGATTTTGTTAAGTATTTCTTATAATTATCAAAAATATCTTTCATAGTACCACCTGCTAAGTTATAATCAATCTCAAACCAAGATGCATCTTTTAAGATAAAATTATCAGCTGCTGATGGGTGTACTTGTGTTAATTTACCACCAACCGTTGTAACCATTTCGTTATTTAAGAAATCAGTTTGCCCACTCCAAGCTGATACTACCATTGGTTTACCACTAATAGTTGCTTCTAACAAAGGTCTACCAAATCCTTCACCTCTCGTAAATGAAACGTGAGCTTTTACTTTTGGGTGATTGTACAATGCGTTCATTTCCCAATCAGTTAAATCTGAGTTCAATAAATAAATATTAGGTAATCGTTTAGTATCTACACTATCTTTAATTTGTTCAATTATCTTTTTAGTGTAAACTCTATCAGTCAATGAACTATTACCTCTATTTGTTTTTAGAATCAATGCAGGTGGATTCTTTTTATTTTTAAATACTTCTAAAAACGTTTGAATCATCCCACCGATATTTTTTCTATCTTGTGCAAATTCACCCTTTAACCAATGGCCAACGAATAAGAAACAAAATGATTCTTTAACACCTTTGAATATCTCATCAATTCGTTTTTCAGATGGTGCTTTATTATCATAAACTTCCAAATCAATTCCTTCGAATAAAACATCTACTGGTTTTTCTATTTTTAATTGACCTAACAATCTATCAGTATCTTTATCTTTTTTATCAAATTGAGTACTGTTAATTACTTCTTTTGTAAAGTTTGATGATACTAATACCTTATCCATACGATTCATACCTTCTAAACACTCAGGAGGCATGATAGTCGTTTCAACACCAGCAGTTACACCAATGTTATAATCACCTATAGGTTGAAACTCATTTGGAACAGTAATCTGAATCCAAACATTTGGTTTTTTATCTTCTTTTTTTGTAATGATTCTATTTAACAAATCATCATCTTCACCAGGAATTAATGCATCCATTGGTGTATTACCCCATCTTTGAGATAGTATCTGAACATCCCAATCGGGTCTAGCATCAATTAATGCTCTTACAAAATCCCTACTTCTAGCGCCATACCCACTTCTCGTAGATATTGGACAACTAACTACACAAAACTTTTTTATATCTTCCATAATACTAACTCATTTTTTGGTTTCCAATTTTTAAAACACGCATCCATACATTCGATAAATCTTTTACCCATATTAGGTGCACTCATATTACTTTCATTACCTTTCATCCACTCTGAACCTTCCAATCCACACTCTACTCTTCTTTCTGGTAAAGTATCGTACCATTGTCTGATTGCTTTTGCTGCATCTTCATACGAACATCTGTCATCAAAAATATAAGGAGTCATTGGTGAACCTTGTAGTGAACGATTGGTTGGCCATATAGGATTTACCCAACTACCCCAACTTAAATTTTGTGGTAGTTTCTTTCTATCATGTAATGAACCCAACTCAACATATTGTTCTGATGTAATATATTTACCATCAATAGTAAAATTACATTGGTCTTGTAACCCACCAGTAACATTAAGAATAATAGGTGTTCCTGCATTTACAGATTCACAAGTAGTTAAACCAAACCCTTCGTTAGATGCCATATTGATTGTAACATCTACTGAATTGTAAACTAAATTTAGTTCATCTGTACTAAATTGTTTATTTGTAAATAGAACATCGTAATCAGGACAAACATTCTTAATAACTTCAACTAAATCCGTTCCGTTATCATCGGTTGGTTGTGTATGCATCAACAAACAACACTTATCTGCTTCTTCTTTTGTTAATCCATCACAAAATGTTTTATATGCCAATACAATATCACCTGGATTCTTTCTACGAATATTTCTGTTATTAAAGAATAGAACAAACTCCTTTTTATCTATTCCTAAGTTAACTTTCATATCTTCAACTTTTTCATACCCATCAACACCTTTCAGAATAGGTTTAAAACTTTTAGAAACACCATGTGGTACATATTGTATTTGCCAATCTTCCATATCCATACCAAACTTATCTAGCACTCTTTTGTTAATACCATACGTTTGTTTTGATATTCCCATTAATAAATCACAACTTCCATAGAAAGGTGCGTTCCACATTGGGTCTGGTAAATCATCCCAAATGTTATAGTACATAATAGGAATGTGTTTACGAACCTCATCTTCCATAGCATATAACCAATCCCAAAAACGTGGGTCTGTAAAGTGTAAGATTGCATCTACATCTTCGGTGGTAATTAATTGTCTGATTAATGATTGGTTACCATACCCATCTGAAGGAATGATTTTAACACTAGCATTATCAATACCTGCTTCTTTATTTATAGAATCGGATACATCAAAAAACTTACCTTTATCAGGATGTTTTACTGCTGCTCCGACTTGAATCCAATCATATTTGTGGGCTGTATGGAGTACGAACTCCTTTGACATTGTGGCGATACCACTATGTAATCTCATATCATCTGATAACAAAAGTATCAGAGGTTTTTTCTTTTTATCTGCCATAACTAATTTTTCTCTTTTAAATAAATATAGTAATTAATTTATATAATTAACTTTTTTCCCAAATCTAACTAATAATTTTTCAAAGTGTTTTTGTTCTGATGGTTTGATACCACCAAAATAAAACAATTTATCTGCGTGCTTTACAACACAATCATACTGATGTAGTGTTTGGGTTGGATGATATGGTTTACCATAATAATCATCATTCATACCACTATAAAGATTCCTAACACTATTAGCTGGATTATATTCAGTATATCTAAATCCAAATTCAATTGCGTATTTTCTAATATGTTTTTCACCACCATCTTTATTCCCCCTCGTTATAATATTAACATCAGTTCCTAATTTTTCTTTGATTGTATGTAGGAATTCTCTTAACTTTCTAACGTTTTCATACTTCGGTGAACTGAGTATTGCTACGTTCATTTTTCTCCTGTTTTTTGAGTTGCTTTTGTACTCGTTTCCAATATCTTTTTGTAAGACCTTTTTTAAACCAGTTCGGACCACCATTCCAAGCTCTTGCGATTTCTTCATATGTACTATTTTTATTGTGATAACCATTTACGATGTGAAACATTTCAATCGATTTCTCTCTACTCCATCTATCCTCTAATGTATATTCTAAATCAGATTTCTGAATCTCTAATATACGATTTACTTCTCTAACCATAATAGGTCTGATTTGTAAACATCCAACCGCTTCTTCTTTTTTTGCGTACGCAGAATCATTACCTTCACTTTCAACCATAATCATCGCTTGAATCAATGGTTCAACATCTAAGGTATATTCAGGTACTACAAACTTTGGTTCAACCACCTCAATTTCAATCATCTCTATCTCTAAAGATTCAATAGGTTCTACTTCGGTGTACTGAACATTACCCATCCCAATTAGGATAGGTATCATTAACATTAACTTTCTCATACTTTATGTCTATTTTCTTTCGGGCATTTATCGTAATCATTCTTAAATGGACACCACTTACAATTCTTATTGTTCTTACCAGCCATAGCTGGGAACTCTGAATCTGTTCTATAAGAACCATCTTCATTGAATGAGTTTCTAACAAAATCTTCGAAACTCTTAGTAATCTTATTTAAGGTAGGTTTACCACTAGCAGGTTCAAATGTTTGTACTCTCTTCTGAGCGAACATCATACCTTCCATCAACCTACGTTTTACGATAAAATATTTTGTACTGATTCTATCCAATGGATATCCGAATTGTTCTGATAGGAACTTCTTATACAAAACCAATTGTGCAGTTTTGGTTTTATCAGCTTTCATCCATTTGTTCCAACCATTGGTAGATGTTTTGATATCCCAAATCTGTAGTTTGTTTTCGTATGTATCTTCAAATACCAAATCTAAGAATCCTCTCATATACACATTGTGAGAATCTAATGCTTTTGAATATATTGGTAATTCAATAGCCACCAAATTCATATGACGGGTATTGAAGTAATCAATTCTGTTTTTAGTAACCTCATTAAGTATAGCTATACCATCTTCTAAGAACTCTTCCATCTGAGATGGGTTACTAAATTCAATAGATGTATCTTCTCTCATCTTCTTATACTCAGTAACCATATGTTCATATAACATCTTACCTAAATCTAATTTCGAAGCTTCATCGATAGATTTGTTATATAAAGTATCTAACCATTCCTGCAGAACTTCGTGCATAGCTGTACCGAAAACCAAATGTATAGATGGGTCGAATGTTCGGAATCCATCCATATAGTTCAACTTCCATTGATGTGGACAGTTGGCATACATCGTATATTGTGAATACGATACTTTTGTATCATTTGGTTTTGGTTCTTTAACACCAAAAGTAAATACATTACTTATCTTAGATTCTTTCATATAGTTATATCTATTATTACAGTACTAATATACGAAAAAATACTGTATTTACCAAATTTTAATGTTATTAAATTGTTAAGTTTTTACTTAGCCCACTTCTTTCTTTGGACTATTTGAGCGATTACTCCGTAAACACTCATATCTTCGTAGGTATCTTGAATATTCTCACCTACTTCATCTGGCTGTCCTAATACAACCAACTGCTTCAATCTTTGAATTTTATCATTCATTCTGAACCACAGTCCAACCAAAGATAATTTAATATCATCATCTGATTTTAAATCAGTTCCAACTGAAATGTTACCTGGCCCATAGTTCCTTTGTTTCTTACAAAAGGTTACATACATCTCATCTAATATCTGTTTGAACTCATCAGTTGTTTCAGGATACATCCTTTCACAATATTCTATTGCATTTTCTTCTTTTTCTTCTTTTATTGTTCGTTCACCTTTATGAACTACTTTTGTTTTTGCTTCTCTTAATACTTCTGCCATATTTTAGTTTTGGTATGTTAATACATCCTTATTTAAGGATTCTCTAAGGTTCTCTATATCAAATTTTAAATCTTCAACACTTTCACCAATAACGCTTATTGGGGTTTCAGTATGTCCTTTTAAATTACCTTCCATATCATAGTAAGTTTCATATATACCATATGTTACTTCACCTGAAGGATTTTCTCTTTTGATAATTCTATAATTCCAATATCCCATTTCTTCTTTTGCATCCATTGGCATATCTGGAAATGGTATTTTTAATTGTATGCTCATTTTAATAACTTTTTAGATTCTTTTTCTGTTAAACCATATTTCATTAAAATGTTTATCACATCATCTTTTGATAGTATATCTAAATAATCCATCACCTCTCTTTGAGATACTCCATACCATTTTGATAGATATTCTAAACACTCTTTGTTGTACTTACCTGCTTTGCTACCTTTGATGTACTTATCAAATGTTTTTTGTTTGGGTAAAAAATCCAAATATACTTTATAAACATCTCTAGCAGATAACAACCCAATGGTATATTTCTGTAGTACATTTATAATAGGTAATAACCCCATATTCATACTCAACCACCGATTTATGATAAAAGGAGTAAAGGATTTCTTATCCATCTCAGAAAGAGATTCCCAAGATTCCTTTTTCTCCTTTATACCACTTAGGTGTTGAAATATGGTTTTAGCCTTAACAGTATTTGTTGATTTCTTAGCCATACTTATGGTAACAATTCTTTAGGTAAAAACTTTTCCGATACATGCCCACACTCTGCACATCTAACTACAGGAATCGGTAACATTGATTTCTGTCCATTTGGTGATTGTACTGCTGGAACTTCTTTAAACATTGTTACTTCTTCCCAAAAGATAGAATCACAATTCTCACAACTAACTGTTGGAAGTTTTGTTGGGTCTAATTTCATTTGGGCTTGTGGTGGTCCTTGCTTAGAACCACCCATACCGATTACTTTTCCTTTACCTTTTCCCATAATTACTTATTCTCTTCTACTGATACTTTTCTGTAATCTGTTACTAATTTTTTAATTTCTCCAATAGCTTTTCTAGCTCTACCTTTAGATGCTTTAGTTGTACCATTGTGTTCTGTTTCAAATTCTACAAATAAATCTCTTATCTGTTCGAATAGTTGTTGTGATGTTGCCATAACGTTTCCTTTTTTTAATTAATTATTGTTTTATATCGATTATTATTTCTAGCATCATCGCCATAATATTAATCTCTTTATCAACTACTGATGCATCTTTGTATTGCCCATCTGCAATCTTTAGTATGGTGTTACCCACCTTACCATTTGCGTAATCATCTACATTATCATACATAAATCTGTAGAATGGTGTAAAATCTTTTACTTTGGAATCTGCGATAACTTTTCTGATTGATGTGAATATATCTTTTACATTTCCATCGGATTTCAATAAAGTTAACACCTCATCCATATAGTTGGCTTGAATCGTTGATGTTTTATCAATCTTCAACTCACCTTTGATAACCTGTCGTTGTCCTGCGTTTAGAACTCTACGAATATCAGGATATCCACTATTTACCAATACTGCCAAATCACTCATTTCGTACTTAACACCCTCAGTATCTAAAATATCTTTTAACCTCATAGCCACCTCTTTTTTAGATGGTGGTGTAATTCCAAATGTTTGACATCTACTCTGAATCGGGTCAATCACTTTCTCTACATAGTTACAAGTCAAAATAAACCTAGTAGATTTAGAGAATGTTTCCATCAGATTACGAAGTGCTGCTTGTGCATTTGGTGTAAGATAATCAGATTCATCTAAGATAATAACTTTCCATTTACGGAAACCCATAGATGATGCGAATCCTCTAATCTTATCCCTAACTGCATCTACTGAGTTTTCATCAGATGCATTAATGTACATAACATCACAATCAATTTGGTTTGTAATGATTTTAGCCAATGTGGTTTTACCCGTACCAGCTTGTCCATATAAAAGTAGATGTGGTACATCTTCATTCTCTATATAGATTCTTACTTTTTCTAAGATATGTTCATTACCAACATACCCTTCTAATGTATCGGGTCTGTATTTCTCAACCCACAATGTATTTTCTGTATTATTCATTATCTTCCGACTTCTTTTAAATATTTAGCTTTCATTTGTTCCCAACTCATACCAATTGCATCTATGTAAAACAGATGTTCTGGTTTCAATCTACCTTCTGAATGTAGTTTAGTGTATCGTTTGATAGCTTTCTTCTTCCACCATCGATTAATGTAATCAACACCTTCAGTAAACTTCTTTTTCATCACTAACTCATCCTCTTCAATCTCCTTACGAAGATACTCAGGTCCATTCTCATACATCATAGCGAGATATACACCTCTTTTAAAACCATGATGATACTCTGATTGTTTGATACCACATTCTTTGAATATCTGTCCAAGAATCTTTTGTTTGATACCACTTACAGGCCCACTTGCGATTCCCATACTCTTACCATTACGGATTCTTTCATTCGTAATAGCAGTTTCGTACCACTCTGCTCTGTTTTCTTTAATCCATTGATGCCAAGGTTCATAGAACTTATCATCAGGTTTCAAAGATATTTTACCAGCGGATTCTCCGAGTGTTTTGAAATGTGGAATACCATTGTACTGAGAATGTATTCCATATAACGATGTTGTACCAACTGCGATTAGAGTTTGTCCATACTTTTCTTTCCAAAGGTTTCTAATTTCAGGAACCGTAGTCATCATAGCAACTAACTTCCCACCTAAAAAATTATATCCTAATGGTTGAGTACATACAATTGTAGATGCTATTGTAGTATGATTCAGTTTTCCATCTTTAAACTTATTATCCTTACTCCACCCAATGTAGTTATCTCTAACTGCCATAGATGTTACATCGGATGCTAATGAAATCTGTCCTAAGAGTTTACCACTTTTCTTATCCTTAACATTAATCTTAACGTTACGACCAGGATTAGCAGTAAAGCCCATAGTGTGAATCATCTTTCTAACATAAGTCCACTTAGTAGATTCTTTGGGGTCATCTAAGATTTCAACATATGGTTCTAACTCTTCAATCTCTTTGATAGTTTGTTCCAAATTATTAATATCTGTTGGCTTCCATTGTGTATCATACAATTCAGAAATCAAAGATTTATCTCTAATCATATTAGGTTCTTGCAACTCAACCCACTTTTTGTAAAGTGTTTGTTCTTCAACAGTCATTGCTGCAAGGTAATCCATATTTTCGATTAACTCTTTTCTCTGAGTATCGTAATCAAATACTGGTTTAGCCGGCTCTGTATCCCAAAAATTCATATACTTACTTTATCTCTACTAAGTAATACTTAGATGTTAAATTATCCTTCTCAAACTCAATGTGTGCCAATCCTTGCGATGAAATCTGTAGGTTAGCTGATTTAGAACCTCTATTCGCATTTAGGATTTCTTTCAAATACTTAGCTGAGAATGAGATAGGTGATACATCTCCATCACATTTACAATCTACTTTCATAGAAATTCTGTTTGTGTTGATTGATGAGTACCCTAAGATAATCTCTCCATTATTATTTTTACACTCAAATGTAAAAGTATCGGATTCACTAAGAGCTCCTTTAGATTTGATGAACTTAGATGTAAAATCATCATCTAATGTGATTTGTACATTCATCGGTGGAACTGCTTTCAAATCTGGTACTACAGGAATAACAGATAAATCTGCTAACATATAGTTTACAGAAGTTCCTTTATCAGAAAACTTAATATAAGATTCTGTTGAATCAACATCCATAGATGATTCTAATACTCCTAAGAGTGCTTTAAGTTGTGATGTTGTATAAACACCAAACTCACCATTTGGGAATTCTCCTTCTTTCGAAGTTACTTCACCAAGTAATGTTTTATCATCTGAGATAAAACTTACCTTCATTTCTGAATCAGTAGATGTAATCTTTACCGATTCTACTTCACCACCGAGATTGTATCGGTTAATGAACTGTTCAAGACTTGCTTTCTTCATAAATTTTACTTTTTATTAATTATTGTTACACAAATATACAAAAACTTTTTGAATTATCCAAATTAAAATCCAAAAAATTGTGATGCCTTAGCTAAATTCGGATTTGGTTTTTCCCAACCCATCGCTGAATAGAAATCATCTAGCTTATTCTCTAACTCTTTTTGCCAAATTAAATCATAATCTATATGTTGTTCTACCAAATCCAAAATTTGTTTTGGGTCGTTATATCCCGTCAACCCAACGGATTCTAATCCTAATGGATTAGGTTTCAAATACACCCACTTAATCTTATCACCATCTTTCATTGGTTCATATTTGTAAGCTGCTTTGAAATATTTTAATAGTTGATTGTAAGTAAGTGCTGCTTTAACATGCGCTGGTGTTCCTTTCATAAACTCTCCCAATGCTTGATTCTTAAATGTGTACTTACTCATACCTTTAACTGCTGAATTCTTTGCTATATCGATAAAGTTGGTAGTTTTCATCTCATCTTTCTTTCTAAGAATATACTCATCAATCTTATCTTTGTTCTCATCCTTTAGGATATCCATCAATACAGTACTCATCACTTCTTTGAAGTAAGTTGGGAATGATGAACGTTTCACATCCAATCCTTTCACATCCAACTTATCACAATCTACAGTATTATCATTGATAATCCATTGAGCGTATCGTTTCTTAGATACCCAAAACCCACCCTTAGCGATAGTTTCTTGCTTAATATCAAATCTATGTGAATGGATATTAAACATTTTCAATGCCATCGAATCATAAACTTTGTTGATGTGTTTCTCAACTTCTTGTGCTACTTCCAAAATAGCAGGAATCATTTGTTCATCTGATGTAACATCAATATTAGGATTCCTAGCCTTTACCAATGGAGCTGCTTCATAGAATACAGAATCAGTATCAACATAGATGTTGTAATCTTTTGTTTCACCAATGTTCTTACTATAATATTGATTAGCAATCATCTCAGTAGTTTTAATTACAGTCTGACCTGTAAGTGTTACTGCTTCTGCGTTATCAACATCATAGAATCTGAATGATGGTAATCCCAATACTCCGTAAAGGGAATTCAACATAATCTTTTGTACTAATTGCCTTTGGGAATAGAATTTGTATAGTTTATCGTTTCCAGCTTTACCAAACTTTTTCATCTGGTCTTTATACTCCACCCTTTTATCGAACCACACATTAAGAATCTCAGGAATAACCCCAACTCTATCTTGCGAATACAACACCCCATTTGATGCTATCGATAGTTTCTGTTGTTCTATAAAGTTAGTAAAGTTCTGTTTTGGCATTGGTTTAGATTCTCTACCCCCCTCATCAACAATAGTGTAAGAATCCATCTCACTTTTCATATGTGATTCAGCAGTATAACCTTTTACCTTACCAATCTTAGTTTCAGGTGAGATGTTGATACTCATAATGATTGATGGATATAGTGATGTTAAATCCAAATCATAAACCCATTTGTAAAGACCTGGCTTTGGTTGTTTCACATATGCACCTACAAACTTTCCTTCACCATCCGAACCATCATCGTTTTTTTGTTTACGTTGAGGTTTGTTGGGAGCTACCCTACCACTCCTTCTAAGGAATGTAAGAATAGCCCCTTCTAACCATTTCGATGAGAATAAGAAATCCTCATAGAAAACGTGGCCTGCATGACAGATGGCTCTCGCCAAATCAATGAATTGTAGTTTCTTATCCAAATCAACTACCAACTCAACATCTACTAAGTTGTACTCAATAAATTTTTCAATATCATCTCTGAATAGTTGGTCTAAGTTACCATCGTATTCAATCTTACCTCTACCCAACTCTAACTGAGCGATTGTATCTAATCGATAGTTTGGATACTCAGTATATGTAAAGTTCTTAAATAGTGCGATGTAATCTAATGCAGATACTCCAGCGATTAGATATCTCTTACGATATTTGTTCCAATGAACTTTACCGATTGGTGATAATCTGTTTGCTTGTTTTGTACCTAATACTCTTTTCAATCTATTGTAAAGATAAGTAACATCAAAGAAATCAATATTCCACCCAGTAATAATAGATGGTGAAATTTCTTCCCAAGCATTTACAAATGCTACCAACATATCTTCTTCCGTTTTGAAAGAACGAACTTTAGCCCCTTTGATAGTTTTGTTTATCTCTTCACCCTCACTTAGTACATAAGCATAATAATCGTTTGTTGCTGAATCATGGAATGCTACAGATGTGATTGTGTTCTCTGCTTTATCAGTATCAGGCAATCCACTATTCATCTCAACCTCAATATCAAATGTCATAATTACATGCCCATCGGATACCTCATCTGAATCACCATACTCATCAATTAAGAAACGAGTCATTTCATTCACATCAGATTCATAGAGTTTAAGATTATCTTCGTTTTTCCAAAAACTAATCTTCTTTAACCTCTCACCATTAATTGATTCATGCGCTCCATTACCATCTCTTACATAAGCATAGTTTCTATACTTCTTTGTAAAATAACCTTTTCTATCATCCCAACAATGGATGATACCACCTTCTTTTTCGTAATATACGTTTTGATACATTAATTATTTTTTAGTTCTTTCATCCAACCCCACTTTAAGCCATTGGTTATTCTATTATTAATCGTTTGGTAATCTCTAACCTCTAAACAATATTCGAAATCACGCAGTAAATCTTCGTTAGAACGATAGTTATCATTCGATGTGATTTGATATGTTTTACCTTTGAATTTGAATATTACCATAATATACGAATTATTCTTCAAATATCCTACAATTTTTTACAAAATTATTTTCGATATCCCATTTCTTTAGTTGGCTTTCCCATAACAAAGATTGTGCTATATTTGTTACATCTGGTCTTTCTATTTCACCATCTAAGAGTTTACCAACCATTTCTTTAAATTCTTTTCTACCATTATATAATAGTGGATAATCATTACCTACCATTTCAGGATAACAATATCCATTTGGAAGTAGATATGGTACACCTCTACTTAATCCATCAGTAGCACTCATACTCCAAGCTGAATAACCTTCAAAACACCCAACTCCAAAATGTGATTTGGATAACTGATTTAGATATACTTCTCTATCAGCGTGTCCAATATATTTAGTATATGGTTTACCCATTTCTTTTAGAGTAGTGTAAACTTTGAAATCTTGTCTTTCTTCCCATAGTTTATCCATAGTTTCAAAGAACCATTTAGAACCAGTATAAACACCTTCTCTATGATTGAACACAATTGTTTTCTCATCATATCCATTTGATGGAGTAGCTGAATCACATCCCAAATACCAAGGTTGAATAATCTTATCTAATTTTTCAACAATATGTGGTTGGAAATCTTTAGCTGCGTTTTCAAGAATAACACCTTTCTGATAGTTTGAGTTTACACCACATACTTTCATTTGTAAGATACCTCTAAGATTATTCCAAAAGGAATTCTCAGTTCTTGCTCCGTTATTAGGTATTTCACTCCAATGACAATATCCAATAATCGGTTGTAATTTGTTATAGATTCGAGTGATAACATAATTGTTAGTCCACTCAGGAAGATGTGACCAAATCAAATTAAATTTTGATTCTTCTTTTTCTATAAGTTTATCAAAGAACCTATACGGATAATCCACCCTCATTTTAGGTGGAAATGGTTCAATGATATCCATCTTCCTTAAACTAACATTTGGATAATCAAATCCATTGATAATCCCTGGATGATTATGATGGCCGCCAGGATATGGTAAAATCCATTCCCATTCTTTTCCTATTTTGGTATTATCTAAGAAAGATTTAAACACCAATAGGAATGAATCCCTATTGATATCCTTTACTTGTCCAAAGTTAGTGTAATTAGGTATTACTAATACTTTCATAATTTTTTTATACGATGGTTAATACTAATATACAAAATATTTTTCAAACTACCAAAAATTTATCTCATTACTTTCTTCTGGTGGATATGTATCATGTCTGATAACATCTGTATTATAATCTCTTGCTGATTTAGGATAAGGTTTGATTTCGTGCTTCAACCTTTTCATTAAATTCTTCTTTTCTTTTTTATTCTGAGGTAGTAATTGGATGTATCTATGTTTTGGTGGTTCTTCTCTTCTCCAAAACTCTTTGTATCCATCTTTACCGATTTCTCTTTTTAAGTGTTCTAAATTACCACTACCCCAATTGTTGAATACAGTTCTACTATGAATCCATCCATATGGGTCTTTGGTTAATGATATACCCCAATTAGGCATTAGAGCGATATCAGTATTCAACCCTTGATATATCCAATTGGTAGCTTGGTAAATACCACCTAAGTGTTCTTGTCCATTATCAGCGTATGATAATAGAACTTTGATATTCTTATCGTTTTCCTTAATCCACTTAAATGTTTTAGATAGTGCGTTTGATTCGATATTAGAACCATATCCATCATCAACGTACAAACGAGTCAACTCTAAGATATTATCTTTGGTTAAATCCTCACATACTGAAGTTGGTGCTTTTGCTCCGACTGGGAATCCGTAAATAGCACATCCGATAAGTTGTTGTTGGTTACCAAATACATCTTCTTCATCACCTCTGTAGTAAATACCCAATGCGTATCTACACGCAGTCCAAGCGTGAGTATAGTGTTTCTTTATGATAATATCTTTAGCGATAGATTTTGCTATCGGAGCTACACTAACTCTACTTACATCACAATAATGTTTACCTTCTACTTTCAATTGGTTCTAATTTATGTATTTCTAATTCTACTTCATTTTCTGATTTTGGATATGGTAAAGTTGGATGTTTCAGATTTTTGAGTAACTTCCTTCTTTCACCACCCTTCGCAAGAATGTAAACATATCTGTGTTTACGAGGTTCTTTACGAATCCAAAATGGTTTATCAATCTGTTGTTGGATTTTCTTTGGGTTGTTAGTTCCATAATATGGAAATATCGTTCTCCCATGCTGCCACTCCCCATCTTCACTAAACTTAAAACTCCAACTATCGTTGAATCGTAACTTATCACCTTGATAAATCCAATTCGTTGCTTGGTAGATAGTTCCGTTATGACCTTCTTTAGGGTCTGAATATGATATTAATCCTTTGATATGTGGCGCGTTCTCTCTTAACCATTGAAAGGTTTTACCTAAGAACCAACTTTCTATATTTGAACCATAATCATCAAATACAAATAGTCGAACTAATTCTAAAACTTCCGTTCTATCTAATAGTTCAGTTATGGATTGTCCACTCAATCTACCAATCGGGTCTCCATAACAAGCAACACCTATAAGTTTTTCTGAAGTATTAAAGAACTGATGTGAATCATCCTCAACATACAAACCAATAGCGTAAGATACTTTAGTCCACAAATGTGAATAGTGGTTTTTTATTACTATATCTTTAGCTACGGATTTGGAAATTTTTCTTACTGATAATTTGGATGTATCACAATACTTCTTTCCTACTTCTTTCATTATTGGTATTTATCAAATTCACCCACTAAAAGATGAGTCCACGTTTCATTCTTAACGATTCTACGAATATTAGCAGGTGATACACCATTATTTCTAGCCAATACTCTAACATTCCGATGCCCTACTTTCCATAGTTTTCGGATTGTATAAACTTGCTCTTCAGTTAATTTATGTTGTGGATGTGATTCACCTCTTAATGCCATACTTTTTCGTAACTTATTACTAATATACAACTTTTTTTTCAAAAATCCAAATTTATTTTACTGCATTAATATAATTTTGTTTTGGCTGAACTCCAATAAATCGTTTTACTTCAGTTTCACCTTCAACCAATACAACTGTTGGGATATTCCTAACACCATATTGTTGTGCTCTTTCGTAATCTAAATCAACATCAATTTTTTCAACAGAAACTAATGCTGATACTTCGTTCATTATTGGTGATAAGGTCTTACACGGACCACACCATTGGGCTGAGAAATACAAATACTTCATCTTTTTCCTTCTTTTTAATCATTCTACAATTTATTTAATATTATCCATCACAACTTATACAATCCGGGTCCATCGCCTGTGCTGCGATATCACCTCTAAGTACAGATTCAGTTCGAGTGTAATATAATGTTTTTACACCCTGCTTCCATGCTTCCATATGAACCATATTCATCCACTTCGGAGTTGCCTCTGATGGGAATGCTAGGTTCAATGAAACTGATTGGTCTATGTATTGCTGTCTAACACCTGCTTGTCTAACCAACTCTAATTGATTAATCTCTTTGAATGTTTTGAATACATCTTTTACCTTATCACACTTAGTAGTATCGATATCACCATCAACCTCAGTTAGTTTTCCATCACAATATACCCACTTATCTAATTCTTTGATATCTTGAATAGAACCACCATCAGCTAAGATTTTATCCCAAGTTTCTTTGTTGTTGATACCTGCTTTTCTAAGTGCTTTTTCTAATTCTCTGTTTTTTCTAATGAACGTTCCTTTTGAGGTTTGTTCTGTAAATACGTTTGCTGCCCAAGGTTCAATACCTGGTGATACATTTCCTGCTAACTTTGAGTTTGATACAGTTGGGGCAACTGCTCTTAGGTGAGTATTTCTCATACCACTATCTTTACACCACAATGGTTCACCTAATTCTGCACCCATATCTCTACTTGCTCTTTCTGATTCAATCTTTAGTTGTGAGAAAATTCTACGAGTTTCAAACTGAGCTGGTAGTGAATCAAATGGAATACCTTTTTGTTGTAGATATGTATGCCATCCTAATACACCTAATCCTAATGCCCTACCCTTTTCTGCTGAACGTACTGCATTTTCGAATCCTCTCATATTCTTAGCTCTTTGTAAGAACTCTGATAGGATACCATCTAAGAACCAAGTTGCAGTATAGATTAAATCGGTATGTTTCCACTCATCGTACTTTGATAGATTAAGTGAAGATAAACAACAAACGAATGAATGTGATTCATCTGTATGTAATGTAATCTCAGAACAAATGTTAGTCATATGAACTTTTAATCCATTATCCTTATACATTGATGGGTTTGCTTTGTTGATGTTACCTTTGTACATCACATATGGTTCACCAGTTGCTTTTCTCTTTTGAAGTACCTTACCCCATTTTCTACGAGCTTCTGAATCCCCATCTTCTAATCTTCTCATAAACTTATCACCAACAACCACACATTGATGTAAATTCAAACATTGTCTATTTACATCACCTTTTGGTTCTCTAATTTCAATCCAATCATCAAAATCTTCGTGGTCGATATTAAGGTTAACAGATGCTGCCCCCCGTCTTACACTACCTTGATTTGTAGCAAGGATTGTAGAATCATAAATTTTAGCAAATGGAACAACACCATCGGATGTTCCGTTTTGTGTAATATTAGAACCTGCTGGTCGAATCATATTCAAACCAACACCTACTCCACCACCATGTTTGGCGAGTAACATCATTTCTAAATTCTTAGTACCGATATCTTGGATAGAATCGGCTACATCAATTCCAAAACAACTGATAGGTAATCCTCTATCAGTACCAGTGTTTGATAAAACAGGAGTCGCTAAGTTCAACCAACCCTTCCAAATGTAATCGAAGAATTTAGTTGCCATCTGAGGTTTACCCAATCTTCTAGCAGCGGTTGTTGCTACTCTCCAATAAGCATCTTTGGGTTTCTCACCCTCTAATAAATAACCCTTTGATATTGTCTTAACGTAGATTTCTGTATTTGCCCAAGATGGAAAATCTACGTCTATTTCCCAACCTAACTCAGCTCCATAATTTTTCATTCTTTTATAAACACTCCGTTTTCTGTTTTACCTTTTCTATCCTTAATCTCATTCCAAGCAGCTTCTAAACATTCTGAAGGATGTAATCCTAACTGCATTGATAGTATGATTAGTGTAACGAATGAATCTCCGATACCATCTACTATCTCATCTTTATCATCTTTAAGTAATGCTCCAGCGGTTTCACCCACTTCTTCCAAAACTTTTAACATTTGTTTGGGTGCGTTATCTTTTACTAAGATACCTTTATCATCAGCCCACCCAATTACATTTGTAATTAATTCATTAAAATCCATAACTTTATTTTTTTATTATTTTACCAAATATCGTTGAAATCTTCTCCTTCGTTTGCCTTAGAGTAATCAGTAGGCCTTACTGCGAAGAAATCTGTATGTGTTGTTCCACCTGTCAAATGGTAGAACCAATCTAAGTTAGATGCTTTCTTATCGTTAAATTCAAATACACCTTCATATCCTAACTCTTTTAATTTTTCATTACCTCTTTTAGATATAAAGTGTTTTAAATCATCTGCTTTCATATTTTCCAAATCACCCATTTCAAACATCTTATCGATAAATTTGTGTTCCATTTCAACCATATATTTAGCTGCTTGAGTAACATCATCCTTTACTTCATCAAAAAGTTCAGGATATTCATCACACATATGTCTAAATAACTGACATCCCATTTTAGAATGAAGAGATTCATCTCTAACACTCCACTTCATTTGCTGTCCGATTCCTTTCAGAAGATTTCTCATCTGAAAAGAATACAGAACTGCAAAACTACTATATAAAGATACACCTTCTGCAAAAGCTGAGAATATCGCTAATGAACGGGCTACTTCTTTTCTTGCTTTAGGATTTGTTTGTAAATCCTCATGTGTCCAATCTGCCGAAGTAGCGGTTAGGAATTCAAACTTTTCTGCTATTGCAGGTTCGTGTAGGAAAGCTTCGAAATCTTCTAATCCCAAAGATTCGTTTAGGTATGAGTAAGCGGTTGCATGAATTGTTTCTTGCGAACCAAACATCATAGCCATTTGTTTTATTTCATGTTTAGGAAACCATTTGGTTACCATAGTAGTCCAATAATCCGATACTGCACATTCTGTTTGTGCAAATCCTAATAGGATATTACCTACTAAATGTTTTTCTGATTTATTAAGATTTTCATTCCAATCCTTTAAATCCCCTTGCATTGGTATTTCAGTATGTAACCAAAATGCTTGTGCTTGTTTCAACCAACCTTCGGTATAATATTCTGGGTATTCAAATGGTTTAAATGGTATGCGTTCTGTGAATATTTTTGCCATAATTTTGTTCTATTATTTTTGTATTTAAGTTCTTTTCGGTGATTATAAGTATGGATTAAAAACTAATATCTGGATTCATTTCGTTATATTTTTGTAACAAATTTTTTCTTACTAAACTCTCCCCTTTGTTCATATCACTTTGGGTTTTTTTACCATCAATGGAATCATCAGAGTAAATGTTAATTCTACCATTACTCATATTTGCTTTTGAAGGCAAAGTCATTCCATCTGGTCCAAATCTGTTTTTAATTACATGCCAACGGCCTGTACCTGCTAATTTATCTTCAATTTTTCTACTGAGTGATACTACGAAATCAGCTGTCATCAATTTTGAGAATGAACCAGCGATTTTAGTACCAGTAATAATATCATCTTCAGCTCCACTACGATTAATTTGTGATGCTGTAAACAATGGACACTCATATTCACCTGCAATACCTCGTAACCCTTCTACGATTTCTTCTAATTCTTCGTGTCGTTCTTTTCTACTATTACCTTTTAACAAATCAGCGTAATCTACAATAATCACATCAGGATTCTTACCTTGCAGCTTTAGTTTATCCAAAGATGCTCTCATAGTATTCAATCCAGCAGATTTTGTAGGCCAATGTTTAACAATAATATCACCACTCAACCCCTCTACTTGAGTTCTAACATCATCGATATTGAATTTAAGGTTAGGAACTGCGATTCCAGTTAATACTGCATCATATCGTTGTCCTACATAACCCTCATTAAGTTCTAATGTATAATGAACTACAGTCTTACCTTTCTTAGCAGCTGCCATTCCAACATTTACCAATGCCCAAGATTTACCAATACCTGGTGGTGCTGCGAACATTATTAGTTCACCTTTACCAAAACCACCATCTACTAATTCATCAATAACATCCCAACCACAAGAAACAACATCTCTAACTGTAGCTTCGTATCTTTCAACAATATTTTCTTTATATTCGTGTCCAATATCGGTATCTTGTCCTGCTTTCATAGCATTATCAATCTTCGATTTAATTACATCGAATTTACCATCATTCAACAAATCAACTGATTCTAAGATTGCGTTCTTAAATGTTTGATTTTTACAGAACTCTAAAGTTTGTTCTTTTACATAATCTAAATCATCTGATTCTAAGAAGTTCCAAACTTGCTTTAGGTTGTCTACAATCGATTGTTTAAGAACATCCCTCTCAACCTTATCTACTTCATTTTTAAATACATCTAAGGTAGGTAAAGATGAATAAGAATCAAAGTGAGACATTGTTTTGGTTACTAACCATTCATTAGCATCAGAATCAAACATTTCAGGTTTAAGAATATCATATACTTGTTGTAAGAATATTCTATCTGTTAATAAGCAAGATATAATCTTTAGCTGAAATGATGTACCAAATTTGTTTCCGAATTTATCCATATTGTACCAATATACGAATTATTATTGTAACTACCAAATTATTTTCTGGTTTGTTTTGAATATTTATCCAAATCACCCCAAGTATTTACCAACCACGTTTCTACATTCTTAAACGCAGTGTAAAGTTTATCAACCATAAACTCTTTTTTGAATCCAAAAGAATTTAATCCGTTGATTGGTGAATCAATGATATTTCGTACATTTGATGTAATCGCTGAACCCATTATTGGTTCTGATAACTGCATTAAATCGTAATTTAATTTCAAAGTATCGGTATGTTCCAATATTTTGGTTTTCAGTTTCTCATCATCCAATTGAGATACCCTTTCGAATAAGGTATCTAATGTTAATCCATCCGATTGAAGGAAATCTAATTTATTTATTAGTGTTTTTGGCCCGATACCCCTTACGCCAGGAATATTATCGGATTTATCACCATCAAAAATTCTATAATATACTAAGTTTTTTGATGGAACTCCATATAACTCTTTTACATCCTCTTTTTTCATAAGTTTTTTCTTAGTTGGTAGATATACTGAAATTCTATCATCTACCAATTGTAAGAAATCCTTATCAGAGGAAATTATCATAACTTCTTTTTCAAAGATGTGTCTGGCAACATATGCCATAATATCATCTGCTTCAATGTGGTCAATATAACATAAATCAACGGGTAAGAATCCTAAATACTTAATTAGTAAGTTAAAATTCTTCTTCATAGATTCTGCTTGGTCTTCCAAATCTTCATAACCAACCAATCTATTTACCTTTGTTAATCCAGTCCTACCTTCTTTGTAACCACTATACATTTTCTTTCTACGATGTGAACCACCCTTACCATCAAAAACCACCAAAACTCTCGTTGGTTTGTTCTTACGGATAAGAGCGCCGAGGGATAACAGACAACCTGTTAATCCCCCGACGTGTTCTCCATCATCATTCAGAGTTGGAACTGCCCCAAAACATCTGATGAAAAGATTTAATCCATCTACAATCATTACCTTATCATTAACATTCCTTTTGGGAGTATTTGATAAGTTATTAAACATTTCTCTGTAATTAGATTTCGTATCCTTCATCAAGTTGTGTTGAATCTGTGTTTGCAGCTTCGGATGCTTCTTTGTATCCTAAGATATACTTATCACAGATTTGTTTATACATTTGTTCCTTTACCTCTGGTCTTTCTTCTAAGAGTTTAGTGAAATTCTTAGCTTGGAATTTAATTTCCTCTCCAGTTGATTCATCAACCCAAGTGTACCATGCTCCACTAATTTGTACTAACTTATATGTTTTCATAGTATTCAACCACGAACCATATCTATCAATACCTCTATCAAAATAGATTTCAAAATCAACTGCTCTTAGTGGTGGGCCCATTCTGTTCTTAATGACTTGAACTCTAGTCTTAATACCAACAGTCTGGTCAACACCCCCAACTTTAGAATTGAGTTTACCCATTTGTTTCATTCTCAATCTACAAGATGCGTGAAAACCTAATGCTTTCCCACCTGATGTAGTATAAGGGTCACCAAATGATACTCCCATTCTAACTCTAAGTTGATTTGTGAATACAACCAATATTCTCTCTCTACCAATAAGATTTGTAATCTTTCTCATTGCTTTTGAGATAATGATTGCTTTTTGAGTAGCATAGCCAGCTTGGTCATAATCAGCTGCTAATTCTACTTTAGTTGTTGCTGCCGCTACAGAGTCAACTACTATTGTTACCAATCTATCGTTATCAGATTTTCTAACTGATTCGATAATTGAATCCATAGCATCAAAGATATCTTCTACTGATTCTAAAGGTACATAAAGTAACTTTTGAGTATCAACACCTAATGCTTCTAAGAATTCTTGATTGATTGCGTTCTCTGTATCAATATACACTGCCAAACCACCCTTCTTCTGAGTATTTGCTAATGTATGTGCTGATAACAGAGATTTACCACTCGCTTCTAGTCCCGTAACCTCAACAATCCTTCCAACAGGAAATCCACCATTAGGTCGATTTGATATAGCTAAATCTAACATATCATCTCCTGTAGACACCCACTCAGTTAAGTCGGTGGGTGTCTGCTCGGAGCCATCAAGGAAGTAAGCTACTTTTGATTGTCCTTTGAACTTTTTGTTCAGGTTATCTGCTAAAATCGATGATAATTCATCTCGATTTGTTTTAGCCATAGTAACTTAGTTTTTAATTATTGAATAAATCTTCAAATGCATCTTTTACATCAGAATTTGATGTAGTTGCTGCTGCTGGTTCGTTTTTAGTTTGATTGTTCGTTTGAGTTGGTTGAGCTTCTGGCTCTTCTGTTTCACCAACTTGTCCAGTTTCCATCCAAGTTTCCAACAAACCTTTCATATCATCGTAAGTGTACTTTTTGAACATATTTGGAAGTTCAATTTGGTCTTTGATGTTTTCCAATACATTCTTATCTTCGGTGATAGGAGTTTGATTTGGTTTAACTCTGATGTAAGTTTCAGGATAGTTCTTTCCTAATTCTTTTGCTGTTTTAAACTCAACAGTGATATCTCTACCATTTGTTGGGTCTGTTAAATCACCATAATCAGGGTCTGCAAAGAAAGCAAGAAGTTCTTGATATACAGTTTTACCAAATCCCCAAAACTTAACACCTTCGGATTCTTCACCCCTTACTAATACAGGAACATAAGTTCTCATTTTTGGTGTAAGTTGTTTTGAAAGATTCCAATCGTTTCTATCACCAGTTGATTTCAATTGGTCAGCGAACTCCACTAATGGGTCTGCTTCACCATGTGTCTGAGGTGATAGAATATTCTTACCACCAAAGTTGTAGTGGAAAAATAGTTCAATGAATGGATTTGATGGATTGTGAACGTAAGGAACGATTCTTACTTGTTGCTTGCCTGGTTTCGGCTTCCATAGATTATCAGTCTTTGTAGTTTTCGTTTGTAGACTGTCCAAACGGTTTCGGATTGCATTTAAGTCAATTGCCATAATTTACCTTTTTTTAGTTATTAAACATTTATTATTTATACAAATATACGAAAGTTTTTTCAAACTTCCAAATTATATTTCATTTTTTTTTCAACACCACTATTTAATCCCAAGTGTTGATTTGGTTACAATATACGAAAAATATTTTAAACTACCAAATTTATTTACAACAATCACATTGATTGTTACAACCACAAGTCGAGCTACACTCTACTTTTGATTCACAAATACATTCTTTGCAGTTACATTCTTCCATATACTATAAATATTAAAATTTTTTAATTAACGTCAACTATTCGGAACAATTTTGTACCCATAACCTTATATCCATCACCATCTGTAAGGATAATGGAATTACGATAATCGTTCCAATTTACTTGATAAGATTTATCTTCTTTACCACCATTTAATTCTTTAATCAATCGGTTTAATGCGTTGATTGTGTAAATAGTGTTTGATTCTTTTTTTCTGTGTACCATTATACTGTTAGGTAAAAACCTATTTTCTCTATTTGGTATGATATTGTAACTAATCACCAATTCTTTAGATGGTTCTAATTTAAGAATGAATATCTTTCTACTGAATAGTTGGTATCCATCAAAAATCTTAGTTAACAACTCTTCAAACGAAGATTCTGTTGTAAACGTACATAGTAGTTGCGTTCTCACTCATTCTCTCCGATTATATTCCTCTAGTATCTTTCAAAAAGTCTAAGGTTACAACTTTTGAACCCTCTATTACAAATGTTGTGGTATCTGTACTATTAGTTCTCATAGCTACTATATTATACATAGGTTTTTGTGTTTTTGAATCCAAAGAACTCAACATAATAGCTTCAACAGACATATACCCGTCTTGTGCTGAACTATTTACAATAAGTACATTTTCAGGCATATCAGCAAATGCAGATACTCGTTCTTCTACAAATTCTTTACCCGTCTTTAAGAACTTCCATGCAGTTCCACCACCATTTGATTTTAAACCAAATACTTTTACCAATGGTAATGATGTTCTTCCAAAGTACATTTCTCTTTCTAAAGCTACCATATCGGAAAACAATGTTCTTAAATCTTTTTGTTGATTTCCAGCTTCACCTAACATCCTACTAATACAATCATATGCTTTAGAATTGGCCATTAACTTTCTAACTAAATCTGCATCGTAATTTTTTGATACTGGAAAAGAGGTACTTCCTACGTGTTTTAAACCTGGCTTTTGTGTTTTTGTGAATACATTTTGGAAATTTTCATCTGCAAACTTATACAACGCTTTCATAGCGTTAGCATCTTTAGAAATTCCTATAACTTTATCTTCTATTGATACTTTTCCTTTTTTCTCTAAAAGTAATTCTTCATTAAGATATTTTTTATCTACCTTTAACTTCATTATGAAATTATCAACCTTTTTTTCAGATTTTTTTTGATTTTTTTGTAAACTTTTTAAGTTTTTACTAAAGAGTCCTTTAAACAGATTACCAATTTGCATTATTTTATCAATTACTTTTTTACCAACTGATTTTACAAACTCTAACCCTTTATTAAATAAATCTTTCAACCCCTCATCTAAAAGAATTTGTGAATTCTCATGTATAAACATATTTACCAAATCCTTATTAGAATACATACCAAATGTGTTTGCAAAATCCGAAGTAATTTTTCCTAATTGAGCCTCACCTTCGGCTTGTTTTAATGAAACTTGATAAAACTCTTCACCACTAGCTAATCTACATAATCCATTAGATTCATATGAAATCTTTTCGGATTCCATATTCACTAAGAATGAATCAGCATTACCTTTTACGATAACACAATCCGCAGTATTATCTTTACCACCTTCAGTTTTGGTATATGGATTTTTTATCTCAGCTTTATAATATTTATCGATTTTTCCGTGGATAATATTATAACCTTTAATTCCTTTTGTTTTACAAAACCTATCCATTCCGGCTGCAATAGCACAAACTTGAATAATATTAGGTAGTGATGCTTTACTTAACATACCTATCAATTTGGTATTCACCCAATCTTGTCCCGTTAGTGTTTTTGTTACATCATTTTTAAATCTAGTAACTAAGGCTGGAAGTGTTTCATCATCAGCCTCATTAAAATCAATCAGATATTTTTCAGCATCCATATAAACACCTAATAATGATGCAGTTTCTTTAGCATTTGTATCTAATTTAAACTCTGTATTTGATTTATAGTGTTTGAACCACTTACCTACTGTAGAACCTGCTCCTATAATATGATAAACTTTTCCATTAGCACCTTTTAAGTAAACTTCTATACCATTTCCACCACCAATTTTGATTACATCACTTTGAGCTTTAACTTTAGAAGCTGGCATTACCATCATTGGAGCTCCTTCTGGTAATTGATTAGCAAATGCTTTTTCACCCGTCGAACTCCACATAACTTTATGCCCATATCCGTACTTATCATTATATACACTTGCTTCACTAATTAACGCACCTATTTCGATTAGTAAGTTTTCTTTTAATTTTTCTTTTTCGATAGCAGTGAGAGCGCCTTGTCCCAACTTGTCAATAACTTTTTCTTTATCATCCCCACTATCAGGTCTTTCTTTATCTTCTGAATCTTCTTTTTCATCTTTTTCTTCCTCTTCTTCTATTGGTTCATCATATTCGATAGCACCATCTAAATCATCATCTTCATCACTATGTAGATGTGCCGATACTGCAGTATCATTTGAACCTACCTGCATACCTGATTCTCTATTACCACCCAAATGGAAGTTTGTAGGTGTTTTGATTGCAGATTCTATAATGTATTCGATTACTTCTGAATCGAAATCATATTCTTCTTCTAATATTTTTCGTAAGCCCTTTATGGAATTTTCGGATAAAGGATTTTGTAGTTCTGTTCCAACCTCAACCCACCATAACCTAGCTATTTCTTTAAGAAATTCATTCATATTCTATCCATTGTTTCTATATCGATAGATTTCATCTCAGAATATCTATCTCCGATTTCAACTTTAGTAGGGAATCCATTCCCTTCTATAAGTATCTTTAAATTTTGTAAACTGTTAAAATCATCAGCGTGCATATCTAATAAATATGAATCATAAGTATATAAAACCATTTTTGAGCGTTTATCTTTCAAAAAGTCCATTACCTTACTCAGAATTTTCATATTTAGTTCTGTTTCAGTTGCCTGTAACATATAGTTGAATAATTTGTTAGCATTCATATCATTTAGGTTAGATTTTGATAACTTTCTACCTAATGGAGTAGTTACATACCCTCTACGATTGAATTCCATCCACATTTTATCAATTTTGTGTGAAACTTTAGAGAACAACGGAATATGAAGATATTCCTGTTGTACTCCACCATACAATTGTCGGAATGTGATTGCTTTTGAATCGTTGTAAGGTACTCCATACATATCTGCTAAGGTTTGGTGTCCACTTACATCCATCGGAATAGGTTCATCTACCATCTTACCGATAATACGAGGATGATAAGCATCATAATCAAATTGAATCAATTTACCCCCTTCGAACCTACTAATAAATCTATCCCTACTACCATCATCTTTGTTCAAAGCTGCGTAGTTTACTCCACCAAAGTTATTTGATGGACGTGATGTTGTTGTAAATGGGTGATATTGAGTCCACTCCATCCCATTTGTAGTTTTGATACCACTCTGTTCTACTAAGTGTAATGACTTAATATAGAAATTTTCAAATTTCTTCACACAATCCGAATCCCAACCCAAATCGTAATACGATAGGAATTCGTTTCTAATATCTCTGATGGTTTCTATATGTTTAGATATTGGAATAAGGTTGTTTACCCCTTTGAAGGAACTGAATCTACGTTCATAAAACGTATGGGTTGGTGTTGGGGTAGATTTGAGTTGGGAATTCGATTGTAAATACTTTACTAAACTTGCATCAACTGAATTATCCAATGAAAGATGATTCAATAATGATTTGTTATCATACACATAACATTCGTTGAAATCAAAGTTGAATTTTTCCAATGTGGTTGTATGGTTGTCTATATTGTTTAAGTTGATTAGAATCTCTCTATCACCCTCTATATCGTATATATACAACAAAGATAACCCATCATTATGTGGGTGTACAGATACACTCTCCCATATAGGGTGAACATATACCTTATCCATTGAGATATTTCCTTCTTTAAGAAATTCAATCATACATCAAATATACGAATTTATTTTGAGTTATCCAAACAAACCTTACATTCTTTTTCTAAATATACTTTTGTGTTTTTACAAACTCCACAATCAGTAACCTTACCTGCCGTTTTTACGAATAGTAACATTTCATCTAAAATTGTGTTTATTTCTTTGACTGGATTTCCACCAAACATATTATCTAAACTACTCATATCTTAACTACAAAATAATTTAGTAGGAACTTCGATTCCTTTTTGTTTTTTGATTTGGTAGAAAACGTTGAAAAATGCTTTGTAAACTTTACCAGCATGTTCTAAGTAATCTGAATGTGGAGATTTCCACATCATCTGGCCACCACTCATATGGTGTTTATTAACAACTTTGATTTCATATCCTTTAAGGATTAAATCAACAATCTTTTTTTGAGCTGGAGTGAACTTAACACCCTCAATACTCTTTTCAAATTCTTTTACTTTATTCATATTATTCATTTCTCAATTATTACAGTACTAATATACGAATAATATTTGAATTAACCAAATTTTAATGTTAAGAAATTGTTAAGTTTTCAACAAAGTTATTAACAAATACCAATAATGAAGAATGTTACCATTAGTAGGATATATATGATTGTGCTAATATCTTTTTTTGGATTCATAGTGTTATGGTTGATAGAATTCTAAATAATCAATGAACTTTGATTTTAAGGCTGGGTAATCCTCTGAAAGTAGTGCTATTGTTCGTTTATTGGTATCAAATACTCCAGATTCTATTATATTACCCATATCATCTTTAATATCGTATAGATTACCAGTAATCTTCCATCTTATTTTTAATTTTTTGTAAAGTACATCTGATAATCCTTTATCAGTACCTATTTCACCAAATTTATCTTTGTTCAACTCAATACAAGTATCATCATATTTGTAAGCAACGTATCTAATAAAGAATCCGTTTTTTAAATCTTTTTCTTTAATCGGTTCTACAGATTTATTTGGAGTTTGAGTTTTTTTAACATCCACAGATTTAATTTCATCGTATATGAAATTTTTAGCGAAATCCATACCTTCTGAATTCTGAGTTCCGATGCTAGTTAAATCTACATATGGAATTAACTTTCTTGATTTTCCTTTTACAAAAGTAGATTTAGAAAATACTTCATCTGTAATGTATTTGTGGTATTGCCCTATATATTCAGTACCATCTATGAACATCCATTCTTTACCCAATGTTACCAAACCACTATCAATTTGGTTTTTTGTGTAATATACTCTACGTCTTTTAAATTCACTCATTACACTATCCTCATTACAGTTTCCAATGAAGTTTCCCAACCACCTTGTCCATCAAAATTATGAGTTACACCTGTTATAGTAAAGAAACAATTATCTTTTTTAAATGGTTTAGGTAATCTATCAATAGTAATCGGTGCTAAGAATGGAATACCCCATATACCATCTATAGTAACACCAAGATTTAATGTATAAATCATTTCCCCATATCTACCACCTTTTAAACCAGCATCTTTTTTACAATTCTGATTTATGTAGTTTCGCATAGCATTTTGATACGATTTGGTTTTTGGAGGGTCACATCCATCTTTACCCATAGCCCAACGTTTTTCTTTTAACTTATCCATAGTTGCGCCAGCTTGTTGTTTTGAAATATCAATTGCCTTTCCAGATGGGGATGGTGGATATAACCCCCCATTTGCTCCTGCGGGGTTTAATTTTAAAGTACCATCTTCTATTATTAGATGGCCGTTGGAAGTTCCCTTTTCTACACTTGTACGAGTAGCAGCTACTAACATATCAGAATCAAAATCACTATCTAAACTAACTGATTTAGTTATAGAACCCGCCCCCAATATTTTGAATGTATATGTACCTGATGTTGCGTTTGCTTTAGCATCATCAGAATTTGATACCATTCGTTTATTAGCAACCATCAACTCTATAGAACCTTCTTGATTATCTGGACTTAATACCTCACCATTTTTTGTTGGAATTAATGATAATGAAATTAATCCACCTGTAACTGTTTCTAAATCTGAAAATAATGTATTTAGGAAATCTGATACTTTTACTGCTTTTTTGAAACCACCTACTCTTGGAGTATCCTTTTCTAAGCTTTCATAAGTATCAATAATATGTCTTATACTAATAGCTATTTTAGCGATTTCTCCTTTGAATTTATTACTAGAACTTTCATTTTCTAAGTTTTTCCCCCATCTAGAAAAGTTTGCTTCGTTTCCACCACCACCAAGTGATGGGTCTCCATATGCACCTTGCGGACCTGGTAAGAAAAACTTATTAGGGTCAGCTGAACCAAAACCTACACCATCTGGATATTTCGAAATATCACCTGTTTCTGCGATAGAATATGTATTATCAGAACCTTTAATTTGTGCGTTCAAATACTGAATTAATGTATCTAAATTAGTGAACGCAATATAATTTTCAGTATCATTATACCATTTGGATTCTACAATCAATTCTGCTGCCCCAAATAATCCATCTATATTAGCGACTTTACCACCACCTATCATTTTAGCACGTTTAAATCTTATTTTATTATCACCTAATTTACTAACATCAGATGCATCATCTTCAGAACCTAATCCGAATGCTTTTCTAAAACTATTTTCTAAGGATTCTAATAATTCTGGTGTTTTCTTTTCCCCTTCATCATCTGTTACCTCTTCAGCAGGAGTTCCCATTTCATCACCTGCCCATAATCCAGATGGAGACATACATTTAATTGTACAATCAAACGCACCATCATCTCCTAAACCAAAACTAAAATTATATACATTTGCTTTCACCGAACCCTTATTACATTTAGCACCAGTTCCACCTATCCAACCAAAATCAAATTGTATTTCAGCTCCAGGCCTCATATAAACTGATTCGGCTAAATCTAAATCATCTTGTGTATAAACAGTGAATTGAGCTTCAATTTCATATATGTAAGAATCCGTATAATCTTGTGCTCCTTGATTTGATATACTTACAGATTTCAATAATGGTTTGAATTTTTTTATACCATCTTCTGATGTGTATAAACTCTCAGGTGTACCACCATTAGTTCCATCACCCATCTTCATACCAGGTATAGCCTCTATAATTGTTTTAGTATCACCAGTACCCTGCATTTTTATATAAGCATATTTTTCATAGTTCCAAGAAACACTTCGGTTTGCTATAGAACCACTTCTCGCATTAAGCTCTTTAGCTAAATCATCAGGAAACGGCTTATCAAAGGATATACTCATAACTTATTCTATTTAATTGTTTAACTTTTCATATTCATCTTGTATTTCTACAAATCTATGTGGTATTCTTAGTTGTGTTCCGATTGGAACTTCTAAATCACCTTTACCTAAATTATTAGCTCTAGCTAATATCCACCACAATCTTGCATCTTCATAGTATTTGAAAGCAAGATTATCTAACCTATCACCTTGTATTGATATAATGTATATATCATTAGATGTTTTTTCCATCTTTGGATATCTGATAGTTTTTTTGTATCGTTTACCCTTTTCGGTTTTTAGTATTTCTATATCTTCGTATCTATTTGCCATATCTTACCCTAAAAAGTCATATACTTTATTTGAATATTTTGGTTTTTCGTTAGCTAATAATTTTAATCCTATACTTACATCAACACCCATCGATGCACCCATATCAATATCCCAAGGAACTTCATCTGAGTATGTATATGATAAACTATCAATAAAAGTTAATTGGTCAACATACATTGAACCTAAAGTGAAATCCATAAGGATACCCTGATATCCATTTGTACCATATTTAGGCATTGTCATAGATGCTAACCTAGATAGTTTTTCATACAATGGTACTAATTCTGCTTTTGTAGTTGGATATACTTGAAAATTAAAACTTAAACTTCTTTCAAAAGTAGAATACTTAAATGCTGAATCTGCTCTACCATTATATTTTTGCCCATCCCAACTTGGTGAGAATGTTTCCGTTAATCCACTAATAGTACCTCTGAATTGTAATCTAGAACCACCACCACGTAAATTAAATATCAATTTAACTAAATCATTTGCCTCATCTGCATCTATTGCGCCAGATTGTATAGGGTCAGCTGCGTGTGATATTTCATAATCTGTTCTATCCGCCCCAACAATTCCAGGATTCTGAAATCCGAATTTGGCTTCTAATGAGTTATCTACATATTTTGCTTTTTCTGCTCTACTCTTATCTTGTCCAGGTTCTAATAAATCTCTAAAATCGTTTATTTGGTCATCACCAACACACCTATCAGGTCGGTTTCCATAAGCAACAGTTTCATAGGATTTTATAAGTTCACCACCATCAAATCTATGTAATGGGTGTGGTGAATCATTTGTATTGATTGTTATATCATCAAAGTTACTAACACTAACATCATCATATTTAGTGTAATTACCATCTTTTAGTTTTTTTCCTAACCCAAAGTTTTCGGCTTCATCGGCATCTAATGGTGTATCATCACCATAAGTATTAAATTCATCACCACCAGCAGGCCCCGCGTTAAATGGACTACCAACTGGGGTGTACCATTGATAATGATTTGCTCTATTAGAAGCTTCTCTTTGTGATTGATTATCAAATGTATCAGTACCTCTAGTCGTAAGACCAGGACCCATAATATTGATACCATATAAAGAATTGAACCCACCTTTTGCATCAGTTTGAGTTACAAATGGAGTTCCAACTAATGTAGTTGGTAAAAATAAATCAGTTTTATACATTGTCTCTAATTTATCTTTTACGATATTTAGAGTATTATCTTGATATTGGAATGTATCATCTACTAATGGTATTAGACCAGGTCGCTGTGCTTTTAATCCAACATGCTGTCCACCAATAGCCGCTAACATACCAGCAGGTGTCCATACTTTACCAAATTTCTGAGAACGTTGCATTCCAAATTGTTTTGCCCCCCATAGAATACCTGGAACGGATGCGAACCAACTACCAATTCTAGCAACATCTATAAGTGCTCTAACAGTTGATGTAACAATACCACCTCTGATAGCACCTTCATCATAATTAAATCCACCTAATCCCCAAACTTGCGGTTCACCTTTTGATATTTTCTTTCGTTGGATACCTCTTAATATAAATGGTTGTCTAAATAATCCCAACCCTCTATTAAATGAATCTTCTTTTAAATTAAATTTAGAATATTGTTCATCTAAGAAAGATGGTGATTGTCTTTTGGCATGTCCCATACCAATTCCAAATCCTTCTTCACCTGAATTTATACCACCTGCATCATTATATGAACCACCATATGTTTTACCTAATGTAAATGAATTATTGGTTATATCACCAAATAATGATGTTGTACCATCAAATACAGTATTATCAGGATTTACACCAATGAATTTACTAGCCTCTACTCCACCAAATTTAGAATTAAATCCTAATGCATGTATATCTGTAAGATTATTTACTTCTTGGAATTCTTTACCTTCATTTTCTAATTTACCACTAAATGTGAAATCAGTTGGTGTTGTTTCACCTTTTTGTCTATCACCTTGCGTTATTGGTGTTGGTGTTGTTTCACCCAATCCCTTTTCACCATTTGGTATGTTCATTGGTATGGGTGTTGTTTCACCCAATCCCTTTTCACCATTTGGTATGTTCATTGGTGTTGGTGTTGTTTCACCTAAGAACTTAGAACTTCTATCCGATTCTACAGGTGTTGTTTCACCTAAGAACTTAGAACTTCTATCCGATTCTACAGGCGTTGTTTCACCTAAGAATTGAGTTGAGTTATTCATTTCATTAGGAGTAGTTTCACCTAAAAACTTAGAACTTCTATCTGATTCATTGGGTGTTGTTTCACCTAAGAATTGTTCAGAATTATTCATTTCATTAGGAGTAGTTTCCCCTAAGAATTTCTCTGAGTTGTTCATTTCTGTAGGATTTGTTTCACCTAAGAATCTTTCTTCTAAACTCATTGGTTTAGGAGTAGTTTCCCCTAAGAATTGCTCTGAGTTGTTCATTTCGTTAGGAGTAGTCTCACCTAAGAAGTTTTCAGAGTTGTTCATTTCCTTTGGTGATGTTTCACCTTTGAACTTTTCTGAGTTATCCATTTGGGTTGGTGATGTTTCACCTTTGAATTTTTCAGATTGATTAACCAATGTTGGGTCTGTTTGCCCTAAATATCGTTCTTCTAAACTCATTGGTTTAGGAGTTGTTTCACCTTTGAATTTTTCTGAATTATCCATAGGTTGAGGTGTTGTCTCACCTTTAAATTTTTCTGATTGATTTACTTTTTGTGGATTTACACCTTCTTTATTAGTAGTAGTTTGAGAACGTGGAATCTTTGGCGCTGAATCTACCATAGAACTTAATGGTGTTTTATTTAAGTTCTTATTAACATCAACTCTTTCTTTAGATACCAACGGGTCTTTCTTTGGCATTCTAAATTTTGATAAATCCGATTTTAAATCTTTAAGCGCCATTATGCCATTCCTCTTGTACTTACGGCCTGTCTACTCTGTACTCTAGTAATTCGATGTACTGCTTTACCGTCAATGTTTAATACTATTGGTTGAGCTTGTAAATCACTTCTCAATCCTTTTATCTCATCTAATAATTCTGAATCAGAATCTCCACTATCATCACCACCGATTCCAAAGAAGTTTCCTAACCCTTCTAATGCGGGAGCTACAGCTGCTAATCCCATCAATGCTCCGATGATTGGAATTGCCATCATTCCACTAAATGCCATAGTAGTTAATCCTGCACTTATAGACATTAACCCACCACCTAATGCATATAATGGTGATACTAAACTTCCTAATCCAGTTAAAGAACTTGTAAGAATTGCTACGTGTGTAGCTACCTCTGCTAATCCTTCACCTGCTGCGGCAACTCCAGGCCCAATTGTTGATAGTTCTTTTATTTGGTCTATCACACCACCACCAAAGAATGATGCTATACCACCAACGGCTAACGCTGCTGAAAATGCAATCATACCAACTGATGCTGATAGTAGTGCTGGCCCTAACATCATCATTCCTAATACATTTTCTGGAGATATTGCTGTAAACATTGTTACAAATCCATCAGCTATAGCTCCAATAATAGGTGGAATCGCACTCATCACATTTACTACAATAGTACCAAATGCTTCTAATAATGGTGTTAGTAAAGATAATGCAAATGCGAATGGAATCATAGCCACACCCAATGCCGCCATCAAACCAATTCCAATTAATACAAATAATGCTGTTGCTGGATTACCAAATGCCGCTAAACCTGCTGCTAATGCGGTGAAGTTTGTTGAAATTATCGGTCCTAAGCCGGGTATAGACATAAATAGTAAAAATGGTAATGCTAATAATCCTAATGCTAATGCCGGCCCTACCAACATCATTACTAACGCACCAACCGCCGCTTGACTCATTGATTGTAAACCAGATGATAATCCCGTAAAGTTTTCTTCTAATGCTTTTAGTTTAATTTTACCCATAAACAATAAAAATGGGATTGCTGGAAGTGCCATAACGAAAGCAGGTCCTGCTAATGCAACAACACCAACACCCGCCAATACTTTACCATCACCCATTTCTCTCAAACCTTCGGCTAGTGATTTTAATCCACCACCAGAACCTTCAGCTGCTCCACCTACATCACCACCACCTTGATTTGTATTTGCAACATCTTGTGATATATCACCGCCACCACCACCCATACCAAACATATTTTTAATACCGCCAGTAAATCCACCACCTTGCATAGCTGATAGAACTGAGTATTGTGCTATAAATCCGAGTATCCCAGTGGTTGCTTCTTTAAGAAATCCTGGCATTCCACTCCAAGTTTCACCTAAGTAACCTATAGTTGAATCTACCCAATCAGGAGTAATTTGATTCGCAACAGCGTTTTGTTGAGTATAAACTTCTTGTAATTCTTTTTTAGTCATACCAACCATAGCAGCGTATTGTTGCATACCAAGAGGTCCTAACTCATTGAAATCTTCTTGTGATATTAACATCTTTTCTATCGAGTGGCCAAATTCTTTGAGGTTCATTTCACCATTTTTATATGCCAATGCTTGAGCTCGGATACCATCTACACCTTTAAACGCATCTTGTCCTAATTTTCCTGCTAACATAGCTCTGGCTTTTGCTTGAGCTTTCATAGAACCTTCTATATCTAACATATTATCAGCTATAGATTCTAATTTTTCCATATTGAGGCCTTGCTTCCTCAATTCTATGTTTTGTTTAGCAAATGCTTCTAATGCTTCTTCAGATGCACCAACTAAATTCTCCATATTACCCGCCATATCTTTCATAACGGCAGATGCGGCTATACCTTCTTTCTTAGCAAGTTCTTTTATGGTATCAGTCATCACACCAGCATCACCACTAGCGTTACTGAATATAGATTCTAACTGAACTGCGGATGCGGAATCGCCTGTAAGTTTTTGTAACTCTGCTATGTTTCCTATTAAATCTGCGGTTAACCCCCCAGCAGTACCATATATATCAACATACTCTTTTGCCGCAGTATTTAATTCTTCTTGAGAGAATCTCATATTCTGAATTTGTGCACCAATTGTTGCAGAAGTTACTCTTCCTGCTTCATCAGCTGATAACCCTATTTCATATGTAAGTTCTGCTGCAAATCCTAATGTGTTTTTAAATCCTTCTTGTATTCCTTTGGTGACTGATTCTAATAGAGCCAGAGAAGCACCTAATACAGTACCAGTTTTTAACATTTCACCTAAAGTACCTAAAGAACCATATAGATTATCTTTAGTTTTCTTTGTTGTTGCTTGAATCTGTTCTTCTGCCTTATTACGTTCAACAATTAAAGTTTGAACGCCTCTCATTCTTTCTAACTGTGCTAATAATTCTGAATTTATTTCAGTACCTGTTACGGCTTGTTCCTTTAGTAAATCAGCAATAGCTGTATCAATGGCTGTTAACGCATCTTTGGAGTTTGTTGTTTCTTTAATAGATTCAAGATATTTTTTTTGAATATCAAGACCTTTTTGGTTTAAGTTGTTGGATTTTGATGCACGTTCTTGAGCCGTTTTGGCAAACGATGTTAACTTTTGAGAAAGATTAACTTGCTCTTCTAACTTGGCAGTCTCTTTAGCTAAGTATTCAGCCCTTCGTTGTGCGTATTGTAATCTCTGTTTTTCAGAAGCCATTTCGTTAAACCCTTAATATTGATATTATAAGTATTTTGCACCTTTTAAGAAATCAGCCATATCTTTTAGTGCTTTTCTTTCTTCTTCAGTAGGAGCAGATGAAATTACATCTTCTATATCACTATCTATAGCTGCTAATTTTTTCTTTGTGGATTTTGATACGTTACCTTTAGTTTTCTTTTTAAAGATATCAAATAACCCTTCTGATAATCCGAATTTTTCGAATAATTCTTTAAGTTGTGATTCTTTTATTGTTTTCATAATAGTATATCCCGTTGTTCTTATATTCTATAAATATAGAAATACCCAACAAATCATCAAAAAATCTGTTGGGTATTAAATTATCTTCGTTTTGATTTAGCTTTCTGAGATTCTTTATCATATGCTTTCTTTTCTTCTTCTTTCCATTTTATTATTTTACCAATATAAAACTTCCTAGCCCAAACAGGCATATTGTAAACATCCGAAAAAGTAAATCCACCATTTCCGTGGAATATTAAATCAAAAATTTGAGAATGCAGTAATTGTCTATAGTTAAGATTGAGGCCAAAAAAACCCGATATCCATAGGCAGTAGCATATCTCTCCTTTCCCCGGTCTCTTCAGATATAAATTCATATGTTAAATCAACATCTGGTATAACTGAACTAATATGCGCTCTGAGAGCCCTTGAATCTGCCGCAAATAGTTCATTGTTAACAAAGTTATCTATTACACTCTGGTCGAAACTTCCATCAACTGATGTGATTGTGTTTTTTAATCTAATGGTTAGTTGCCTATCCGTTTTATCACCCATCTTTTTAGATGCTTTCTTTTGTGCTTCTAATTGATGTTTAATTTTTCTTTCTTTACTTTCAGTCAGTGCCATAAAAGTAATTTTTCTCTTAGATTGTGGTAAATCAAACTCAAACTCATTCTTATGTAGTTCTACTTGCCCCGTACCATCATATTCAAATCCATCAAATTGAGTTAAATCAATAACTTCTTTTTGTTTTGTACCTGGTTGGGTTGGGTCATCAATCTCTACTTCATAATCTTTACCATATCCTAAGATTCTGGCTGCAATCATAATAGCGTTTTTATCACCTAAAGTAAGGTCTACATACTTTACCGCAACACCTTCACCATTTGATATAATAAGAGATTGGAATAATCTATCTAATACTGAACCATCTTTTATATAAGATTGGGTAGTTAAGATATCTTCTTCTTTAGCAGTCATATACTTCATCTCTATCTTTCCAGTTGATAAAGGATTATCTTTCGAATATATAAGACCCTTAGAAGGTAAATCTATGATTTCTGTTGGAAATTTGTAATCAGAAACCTGTTTTTGCTCATATTGCTTTTTAGCGAGCTCCACCATATCCTTATTGGAAACTGGTGCTTTGTAATCATCTTGTAATTCTTCTTTACTCATAACGTTTCTCGTTTTAAAACTTATTTTAATATTGGTTAACCATATATAAATATACAAATATTATTAATTAAACGAAAAAACCTCAACATTTCTGCTGAGGTTTCTCATTATTTAATTTCTAATATATAAATATAACAATCCGAAATTAGTATTGTAGTATTGCGTAATCGTATGAAAGTGTTAAATCTACAGTTGCTAAATCTTCACCAGTATAGTCCATATCTGAGAACTTTGCTGTTTGAATGAATGCTCCTTTTAATGTCCACTCTTCTACTTTATCACCAACAGGACCCAAACTGTTAAATGTGATATCTTTTTTGTAGAAGTCGGAGTAACCATCTCTACCTGTTACTGATTCGTGATGTAATCTTACCCACTCCATTGCTGCTTGCGCTGCTGATGGAACTACTGGGTCGTACAATGAAATTGTTAAATCACTCCACTCACTTCTTCCTTTTACATATCTTCTAACATTGATATGGTCGATGGTAACTTTACCATTTCCTATTTCTGGTCTGTTGGCTGCCTTTATTAAGTACGCTGGAATACCCTCAATGTACATAATAAATCTGTTCGACATCTTCGGTTCGAATGATGTGAACATTACTTCTGTTGGGTCTAATAATTGTGCCATTTAGTTTCTCCGTTTCTAATTCTTTAATATAAATATAGTTTATTTCAAAAAATAGTTAGTCCCCCTTAAAAAAGGGGAACTAAATTATTTTATACTATTCTGGAAATGCTGCTCCAGTTGGTAATACATTGAAATCAAGTACTATAAACTCTGCTGTTTTTGCTGGTTGTAAGAATATCTCACCTACCATAATGTTTCTATCAATCACATCTGGAGTGTTGTTGGTTTCATCCATCTTCACTTTAAATGCGTATAAACCTTGTCTTTGTTGAATTGATTCTAAGTAAGGATTAACGATTGATAAGAATCTATTTCTCGTAGCTGCTGTGTTGTTTTCGAACACTAAGTAACGAGTAGATGATGCGATGAATTTCTTCACTGCGATTAACAATCTTCTTACATTGATTCTATCCAATGCCGATGGTTTAGCTTGTAATGTTTTCTGTCCAAATACAGTAACACCTTGACCAGGGAATGTTGCGATAGGATTCAATCTACCTTCATAAAGTGAATCTCTCTCAACTCTAGTCAATCTTGTCTTAGCTTCAATTACTGAAGTTAATCCACCTCTATTCAATCCTGCAGGAGCGAACCACTCAGCGGCTACTTGGTCGTTAAATGCGATAACGCCAGGAAGTACAACTGATGGTGGCACCCATACTGGTTTGTTTTTATCAGTATTAAGTATCTTAACCCAAGGATAGTAAGATGCTACATAGTTTGAATCAAATGCTTGAACTGCGTTAACAGCCGTTGAAATTGAATCACTCCATGCAGATGCATCCATTACAAAGAATGTATCTTGTCTATCTTCACACATATCTTTAGCGAAAGTAGTTACTGCTGAGTGTAATCTGTGGATAACACCTGGTAATACTAACATATTGATATCAAATTCATCAGGATTAGATACTGAATTGATTGCTTTTCTGTATGCTAATGTTCCTGCTGCTGTGTTAGATGATAAATCATATCCTTGTGAGTTTCCTGATGATATATCGTTTCCTAATGAAACAACTCTCGATGGTTTGAATCCATCAAAACCACCTTGGAATGGTACTAAGAACTTTCTAGAGTTAATAGAAGTTACTGCATCATTCAATGAAATTGCGCCTGTATTAGGTGCTGCTGATGATGGATAATTAGCTCCACTTTCTTGGTTGTAATCACCTAAGTAGAATGCCGTACCTACTGTAGCCGTAGCTGAATCAGGAGTTGGTGCTAAGAAGTTTCTATTATCTGTTACTGCAAAATCAAAATCTAATCCGTAGAATTTCTTAGGATTGTATGAATTATTGATTTGTTGTGCTGATACATACGTTGGATTCGGTAATGAAAGTTTACTTCCGAATGGATTTTGTAATGCTCCAAATCCGAATGGTACTAATGATTCATCAATAGCTTTATTCTTAACTGCGTTTGAAGCTTCAACTCTAATATTTTCTGAGTTGTTAGCGTAATCACCATTTGTTGATAATTTTCCATCTGCATCTACAGTAATGTATTTATCACCGATTACTCTAACAATGTAGTTTGGTGAATCAGGGTCTAAGTTAACACCTTGGAAGGTTTCAACTAAGTTAGGTCTGATATCTGAATCAACTACACCTACGAATGGTGAACCAGCAATCTTATCTTGGTCAACTCTTCTTACTACTACAGTAAATGAACCATACTCAGAACCTGGTACTGTACCAGCTGGTTTGATATCTTGAATACCGATTTTGAATTCGTAGTTAGTTGCTGTACCATGTGATAAGGTATGGAACTTAAATAAGTTAGTAGTGTTACCACCAACTTTTTGTGATGTAATAAATGGTGTTGATGCTTCCGTATATGCTTTACTATAATCAATATCTTTAGCAACATCAATTGTTACTACAGGAATCTCACCAGATTTAGCGAATGATGCTGATTGGAATGTTTTAAAGTTTGTTAAAACATAAGCTTCTTCCGAACCTCTAGGTGAAAATCCAAATGATTTAGTAAAATAATTATCATTTGTTGGATTTAACGATGCTGTAAAATCTTTTTCTGTTACTTCAGAACCATTTAATTTTAATGAGAACAACGATGCTGATACATCAGATGAACCATTATGGTCTGTAATTGTTGATGTGCCAAACACATCTGTATCTGATACCACTTCATGTGTTGGGTGTAATACTGCTACTACTTTACTACCATGCGATGATGATACTGTCAATGCTACTGGATTTTCAAGAGTATATCCATCTTGTCCTAATACCCTAACGATTGTTGCAGTACCAGCATCTTCCAAATAAGCTTGTGCAGTATATGGTAGATATGAATCTTCTGTCAATCCACCGAATACTTGTTGAAACTCTTGAAAAGATGATACTTTAGTTGGAACGAACGCAGGTCCTTTAACTGCTGAACCTATTAATGCTGCTCCAATTTCGCCAATCCCTTGAGGTAGAAATGACAAGTCCTTTTCTCTCGTAAATACTCCAGGACTTACTATTCTTTCTGCCATTTGATTCTCCTATTAATTTCTTTTGGTTTTTATTTATATCTATAAATACATCAAAAAACTCAAAACGATTATATTTATGGGATAGGAGTAAAAGTTCCGTTTTCAATATCAAACTCACCAGTACCATATTTCTCATTAAACTCTTTTGTTAATGATACTTCATCAGTTCTTAGTTGTTTGAATGTGTTAACAAAATTATCTTTAGCCATTTTGATATTATCGACTATCATCATAGCGTTGATTAATTCTACCTCTACCTCACCCAATTTAGCAGTTACTTCTGCAAAGTCGCTTCGAAATTTTTTAACTCTTTCGATATCTTTTTCTTCTATTTTAACAACTTGTTTTTCTTCAATGTTTTTTACTTCTGCCATAACTTTTAGTTTTATAAATTTTTGGTTGTTATACTTTTATGTATATAAATATGATAATTTTTTTCTAAAGATTAGATTTTAGGAGTTGTTTTCCAAACTATCTTCGATGTTCCGAATGCTTTTTGTGTATTTATCTTCAATCCAGTCTGTTCTGGAACTAAATACGCTTTAGCAGTTAGTGTTACATTACTTCTAACAATTCTTTCCTCACCTACTCCATTTGTTGTATCAAATGAGTATGATTCACCTTTTATTTGGAACTTATATCTTTGCCCAAACGCACCACCTTGAAAATAAACTATTTGTTCTACAACCTTATTCAAATCTTCCATAAAATCACACCACACAATCACATCATATGCTATATTAACGTAATCTGGTCTATCTACTATATATTTTTCTACAACAGGCCTCTGGTCTTGTAATATAGAAAATTGGTCGTATCTGTTTTCCTTAGAATACTTCTTTACAAATGATTGTGATGTATCTTCATCTGTCATCACTTTAAGTTTAGAGTATTCTGTATTGATATCTAAAGAATTTCTCTTAAATGAGATTAGTGGTGTTTGTACTTTACCATTGTTATCTCTTAAAAACCCTTCTCTTTGTGCCGATGCCCAATTCTCTGGAGATGCATACATAACAGGAACAGGAATAAACTTACCATTCTCTTCGATGATTGGTTTAACATCTCTTTCTAAGAAATCCTTAAATGCTAAATCAATATCATAGATACCAACCTGAACGTTTTTTACATCATCAGTTCTACGAGATATTTGCTTGGATTTATCCAATTTAGGGTCATCTGTAAAAGAACTTTGGGTTCTCTTCAAATCAACTTTATCATCTCTTTGTATTCTATATCTTTGAGCCATATTAGATTCCTACTGGTAAATCATTGTTATCTTTATTAACACCTACTCTAAAATCATCTCTTAATTTTAGTTGACTTCTCTTTGCTACATGCGTTTCACAAATAATAGATACACTATATCCTTGCTCATCACCACCATCCCAAGTAGTTGGGTTTTTACCTGCGAAGAATTGATTTTGGAACGTTACATCTACAATATGTTGTTCATCATTCCATTCAATCACATCACCTAATTCAGGAAATATATTTTTTTCTACTAAAGTATCTCTCAAAAAGTAAAAGTTTACATTTCTAGTGTAAGATGTACCAAACTCATCAAATATAGCTTCTGCATTTGTTCTATCAACTAATGTTGGTATTTTTACGGGATTATAGTAAACTTTGTTCTTACCTTCACCATATAAGTTAGCATTTGTATCATCTATAATAATTTTATAGTAATACACTTCGGTATCTATGATATCCGTTATTAGTTCTTTGTTTATTTTACTAAACAAAGCCATATCTCGCTTTCCACCGAATAGTGCCATTTTTTACCCTATATAAATTGCACGAGGAACTCTATTAAGAGTTAATTCCATCGCTTCAGATTCTTCTTGCTGTGCTTGTAATAATGCTCTTCTAGAAGTAGCTTCTAAGTTTTCTCTTAACTCTGTAATTAAGATTTCTTTTTCAGATGCCGCCTCACTTCTTAAATCTGCCCCATCTAATGTTACATCTGCGTTAGGAATTGGTATAGAACTAAATTTAGCTCTTACTGCACCTAACATTTCTTTAGCTAACGCTAATGTGTATTTTTCAATCCATCTTTTACCAACGTGATTGATGTGTTTATATTCAATTCTATCATATTTAGCATTTGAGTAATCAGATACTACTGATGCTTGTACGATTGGGTTGTTTCTTTCCGATTCCAATACATAATGAAAGTGTATTGTGTAATTATTTTGTGGAATAGGGAATATTCTGATTCTATTGTTTTGAATATCAAACCCATATTGTGATTTACGAACTTTATCGTTAAATTCAATCGCTTGTAATCTTAATAAATCATCGTAAAGTGGTTGCATCATAAATGATACACCAGGTGAGTAATTACCCCATCCAAATGTATCCATCATTTGTTGTGAACCTAAACCAGTTCCTACAAACGGGTCAAAATATCTAACCATAGCAGGTGGTGCGTTGTGCATCATCTTTTTGATTTCAAATTTATCCGTACCAACAACACCATTTTCTAAAGATGCGCTTGAATCGGTTATATTTGTTAAATCATAAATTTGTTTTCCCTTTTTAGCTTCAAATGAACCTGTATAATAGGTTATTGAACCACCACTACCAACTTCGCTACCATAATCTTTTGCTAATGTTACTAATCCACCTAAATTTGCGTTAAGTTGGGTTTGAGATAAGTTAGAACCAGTTGAATGCCCTTTTAATGAAAGTAAATTTTCTCTAATGTTGAATTGATTAACTTGAGATGAATATTCTGTTACCGCTTCTTCAAAACAAGCATAGAAATTTATATCCTGTAGTTCAATATCAACTATAGGATAACCTAATCTCTTAGCACACCACCCAGCCGTTTTATCAACTGATGATTGAAACTCTGTATCGGTATCATAATGCCCAAAAGGTGTTTTACCAGCTGAGAAAGATGATGAACCCGGCCATATTGGAATATTTACTGCCATTTACTATCTCCTAAATCTTTTATATAAATATGGAAATCTTTAAGAATCACTTTGTTTTGTAAGTTATTGATACTCAACACGTTCCACTATCACTATCATAACCAATTGGTTATCAGATAGTTATGTTATTTTTTACTTTTTCTTCTCACTACAAGTATATGTTGCAGATACAACACTACTACTATTAATTTGAATACCAGTAGTTGTACTTAATGCTAAGAATCCTGCTCCTGCTTCTGTAGCACCGCTTGAGTTTGTGTATATTGTATCACCAATCGTTGGATTTGTTCCACTTCCATTGTGATAATAGGTTGTATTGGGAGTATTTCCACATACCTGGGTATTGTTCGGACTACCATTTGCTGTAAACGCTTTAGTAGTAGTTTTATCGTGGTCATAAGAATAAAACTCACTCATAGCATATGGAGCTGAACTATTAGGTCTATCGGTTGAAGCGTTTGCTGTATTGATTTCACCATTACTCCCTATAGACATTTGTCTCA